ACCGCGCTTCAAAATCTATATTAGAAAATATAAAAGAATTTATACAAGAAGATATTGAGATGCCTAGAAATCATAATTATTATAAAGGTTTTTCAAGATTTGATATCATGCCAGAAACTGCTCATTTTATGTCTTTTTTAAAATACTTGGAAAAGTTCAATATTCGTTGGGCAGATGTTCATGCAAACAATATAATGAGAAGACCCGGAACAGGGGATTTAGTCCTCTCAGATCCGGGTGTGTATTAACCTCGATTTAGATACAAATCTTTTGCTTTTGTATCTTGCTGCGTTTCTTTAAACTCATGCACATAAAACAAATCAGGCATTAATTCTCCGAAAATATCAGCCCTGCCTTTTCCGCGTTTTTTAAGATATTCTTCTCTTGACTTATTTATGTAATGTGCACAATAAAGAATACTATGATCAACTGGATTGCTAAATGGTCCAGTTACCCTTTGCTTTTGTGTGTTTACTGAAATGTGCCCTGGCAATAAAACAGGGGTATGAGGGTCAGGACCTTTTACAGGATTGGCTTTACTTGGTTGTACAATAAATTGACAATGAGCATTTACACCTTCTTGTGACAAAGCGGATTCTGTAAATCTTTCATACAATGATCCTGGTGTTTTTTCAACTTGCTTATTTGAGGTAAATGTGCTCCAGTTTATTTGAATCGCACCAAAGTCTTCATATTGTTTTAGTATGGAAACCATGTCTTTTGTTTGACTTGGTATTAAACATTGGTCACCATCAATGCAAGCAAGCCACTTTGTTTTACCTTGGGTCAACTTTACCATATCTGCCCAGGCTTGAGCATGGACACGATCTGCCCCTTCTGGGTAATGATGGACTTCTACTTTTGGATTATCTCCAACCAAAGCTTTTATTCGGTTGTATTCTCGGTCAAAAATAATTATTTTATCGACGCCATCAATTGCTTTTAAATGATAATCAATAAATTCAAGACAAACATCATCTTCATCTTTCCAAAGTGTGCCAATTGTTAAATAATCCATAATTTAAATTTCCTTGTGATGCGAAATGTTGAACATTTTGATAAAACCTATAACAACCTGATATATACTATATAACAATGAATTTTATAAGAGCAAGTAAACACAAATTTGATAAAGCCAACAAAGGAAAATTATCCTTTGTTAATCAAATTTTACTTGACTTCAGAAATATGTCTCAAGATCTAATTGATTATCTTTGGACAAATCCTTATAACTTTGATAAATACAATTTCAATATCTCTAAAAACAAATTAGATATTCCAACATTTCTAAGCCCTGAACTTTATAAGAAAAATTCCACTTCTATATTTAAATTTGATGAAAAATATGATAAGTACTCTTCAAGATTTAAAGCGTTAGTTGTCTCTCAAGTTAGAGAGCTGCTTTGTTCAGTAGTTGAGCAACGTAAAAAACAAATTTTTATGTTGAGAAAACTTCAAAAAGAAAATAAAGATACTAAAAGCCTTCAAAAAACTATTGATAAACAACCTTTAGTCAAGCCAAAAACTAATAAAATAAATATCAATTTTGATAGTTGTTATGTTGATTTTAAGTTTGATCAAAAGAAGTTTTTAACTTTTATTAGAATAAAATCTATATTTTCAAAAGATTATAAAATATCTAAAAAAGAAAGATTCATTAATATTCCAATAGAAAATAATCCTGTTTATCAAAAATGGAATACTCTTGGTAAAAGAAAAGACTCCATTAGATTATCTGATAATCATATCAATATCATATTTGATGTTCCAGAACCTCCTAAAAACACAACAGGAGAGATTGTATCTTGTGATCAAGGTATTAATAACATGATTACTTTATCTGACAATCAAAAGATTAAAAAATATCAAGATAAGTTTCTTTTAAAAGATGTTCTTGAGAGATTTTCAAGGAAGAAAAAAGGATCTAAAGCATTTAAAAGAACACAACAATTTAGAACCAACTTGATTAATTGGTCAATTAATCAACTTAACTTCAAAAATATTAAAGAGTTAAGATTAGAAAAACTTTTTCAAGTTGGAAAAGGAAAATCTAAAAGTAGACTTTTATCACATTGGGCATATACTGAAATCAACAATAAACTCAAGAAGGTATCGGAGGAAAAAGGTTTTTCCCTCCGAGAAATGCCAAATGAGTTTAGATCTCAAAGGTGTTCTCAATGTTCGTTAGTACGTAAAGCAAATAGGAAGAAACAAACGTTTAAGTGTGTGAGCTGTGGTTACACCGCAGACTCAGATGAAAATGCATGTTCTAACTTGTTGCCAGATCTTTATCCGATCTCCGACTGGGTACGTTTAGGAAAGTATAATATTGAAGGTTTTTATTGGAAACCAGAAGGGTTATACGATCTTGAGTCAGGAGTATTAGTCCCTGATACAGAAGAAGAATTATTTATAATAAAGAATTTAACTGATATATAGTTATCAAGCCAACCATACTATAGCGGGGAAGCATGAATCGATTTTATATTTTTTTATTTATAATTATCTCAATTTTATTTGAAGGTGAGAAAAAGTTCCCATCTTTTATTGTTGATGTTTATTTTGATAAACATCTGGACAATGATATTGTTTTTGAAACATTACTTGCTATGGATGAATGGGAGACTGCAACAAGAGGTGAGGTTAAGTTTATTAATAAAGAATCCATATCTTATGAAGAATATAAAAAAATAGACTCAAATTCTATATTTTTAAAATCAGACGTTTCATCCTCAAAAGAAATGAGTAAAATGGTTGAGATGAAATACAACACATTAGCTTTTTATCACTATAAAACAAAGCAGATTATTGTTGTTAAAAATCACATTAATGATGAAAATTTAAATGGAATTATGCTTCATGAAATTGGACATGCTTTAGGATTAGGTCATACAAATGTAAAAAACACCATCATGTATCCTACGACCGATGGTGCTTCTTTACATTTAACAGAAACAGATATTCGTCAATTTTGTTACAAAAATTATTGTTATTGGCAATAATCACAAAAATGGATTTACAATAATAATTTCTTTTTTCTGAAAAAGAAATGAGTAAAACGGTTGAGATGAAATACAACACATTAGCTTTTTATTACTATAAAACAAAAGTAAATAGAAAGGGTAAGACATTTTTATGTAGATCTTGTGGTTATACAGAAGATTCAGATAAAAATGCAGCTTCCAATTTATTACTTGACCTTGTAGAGGTTCCATATTGGGTACGTTTAAACAACTATAATTTGTCAGGTTTCTATTGGAGAGCTGATGGGTTATACAATTTAAGTCAGGAGTTATTAGTCCCTGATACATCTGAAGTTTTATAAACTATGAAGAGAGCTATAAGAAAATATATTCAAAATTTTTAGCAAAGTCAGAATCACATATTATCTCTCAATCATCATATTATCCATCTGTTATACAGGGCTTGGAATGACTTGACAACCGATTTTGTCAGGTCCAGGTCCAGTAACTGCAATAATCATCAAAAGCTCGCATTCGGGTCGCCTACGCGCATTAAAGGTAATCCTAGTTCATACCAAAGCTCACATACTTGAAGTCGATCATCCATAACAAGTTCGACAAAATATTTATCTTTAATTTCTTCGTTGAAGATATTTCTTTTTATAATAGAGTCTTTTTCAACATTGCCCTGTGGTCTCATAAACAATTCAAAATCACCAGTAACATATGTATTTAACCATTCTAATGTTAATTGTCTAAAAGCAGAATCTCTTCCTGACAAAAAGATAACTTTTGCACCTGAGTTACGATACAATAAAACAGTTTTAAGTACATGTTCATTCACATCATCATCCAGACACTTTGAAGCATCATATGGATTACGATGAGAGATTTCAGCAATAGTTCCATCAAGATCAACAATAATTGCTTTTGGTAAAGTTTTATCTTGTACAATTTTTTCAATAGGAGTTTGATCGATCATTTCTTGACGCGGATTATAAAACTTAAAATCCTTTTTACCAAGAGAGTTGTAAAACTTTTTAACCACTTCCTCACCAACAGGTTTTTCTCTTTGCTTATCACGTGATACAAGTTCATCAAGATCCACATAAAAAGGCTTTTCCATAATAAAAGCTTTTTTACCAGACGCTTTTACCAACTTAACCACTTCATCATAATGTCTTTTATTTGAATTAACATTATCAATAACAATGTTTTTGTTTTTACGTAAAGCTTCTTTAATAAGAAGGGTTCGAGCAGAGGTGATAATTTTCTCGTAATCGGCTGAAAAAACAGAATTATTAAACATTGCACGAATATCATCATTATTGATGCGAACCCAATCCAAAGGTTCTTTTGCAATCATTTGCTTTGACCATGTTGATTTCCCAGATGCAGGAGCACCAACAGTCATAATAATCTTTAACATATAACTTTACTTTCTATTAGAATAAATTTGAATCTTTTAATGACTTCCACATTTCATACATGTAACTTTCTTTTGTCACAGTGTATTCATTGTATTTACTTATATCTTCAAAAGATATAAGTATCTTCTTGTTAATCTTTTTTATAATTTCTTTTCTTTTTTTGTCGTTTAAGAAGGACAATAGTGGTGAAGTTGTTGGATTGCCGATTTCAAATATAGAATTTTTGTTTTTTATTTTGAAATTAATCCACTTTATACCGTAACTGTCATCGAATGAGTATTCAGAATCAAAATTGTGATATATTTTTGTATATCCATTTTTAAAGTTTACTTTCCTGTAAATATAATCAGGAATAATAAGATATTCTTCATTAAAAGGAGTTGAGTAATGAAGATAATGATCTTTATCACCCAACTCTGATGGATCTGAATATAAAAAAACAGGAGTATTTCCTCTAAAAAAAACAGAAGATCCATATAAATCATTTATATGTTTTACTTTTTCTATTTTATTTTTGTATTGCTTTTTTATAGCATTACTTTTGTTTTTATTTATTTTATGATTTAATTCTTCTATGTATTGTTTTGCTGTTTTATCAAAATCAAATTTCATACAACCAATAATTCATCCAACGCTTTGGCGGATAATGAACCTACTTTTCTTTTCTTTTCAGATCCATTTACAAATACAATGGTAGTTGGAAGACCATGTACTCCATACTTTCTGGCAGCATCAATGTCTTCATCAATATCAATTTCTAACACCAAATATTCAGGATGCGCCTCAGCATAAGAGTGTAATACAGGTTCGTATGCTTTGCAAGGGGCACACCAAGGGGCGCCAAACTTTACCAATACAATGCTACCGTTTTCTACTTTTAATTTTTCTTCAAGTTCTTCAAAAGATACTTTAATCATGCTATTCCTATGGTTGAATTTATTTTTTGTGCCAATTGTTGGTTTTGAGAGCCCATTTCTGATTTATTAAAATTCTTAAGATTTGTAACCAATCTATCTCTTAATAAATCAATCTTTTCTTTTGTTTGTGAATATTGTGTGAGAATTTTTGTATCCACAAAATTTGAAGCTTCGTTTTTTATTGTGCCACGAGAAAGATTGTATCTATGAGCTTCCCATGCTAATTTATCACTTGCTTTTGTGAAATCAGAATACGCAGATAAAGCCCAATCAATGATATTGATTACAACTTTGCTTGTCGCTTGTAAAGACTGTTTATAAGAAACAAGCTTTTCCAAATCTGATATTTTTTGAGAATATTTATAATACAAATTTGTATATTCTTTTTCAATATTATCCAAACCCAATTGAAGTGTTTTGCCAACACTTGTATCTGAAAATAACAATTGAATTGTGGATTCAGTTGGTTCTCCAGATACTTCAATGTGATTGTTTTTTTGAAACAAAGAAATAGCTTCTCTTGTCTCTGGACCTAAAATATTATCTACAACAATTTTATATCCATTTTCATTTAACTTTTGTTGAATGTCTTTTATTGACTTTTGAAGCTGTGATTTTTTAATCATACTCTTATTTAAATTTAATAGTTGGATTCAAAACATTCTTGGCATATCTTGTGTGCATAATTTAAATGCAATTTTTTATCACAAGATCTGCATATTTTATGAATTTGAGCTTTCTTCATTAAGAAATCATCTAATGTTTTAGATAACTTTGCTTTTGCTTTTAAAATCTCTTCCCTTTTCTCTGTGTAATAAGAGTATTGCTTTCTATAAGAAAACCAAAGATAAATATCATGTTCTTTTACAGCATTTTCAGTATCTGACAAATCTCTTTCACTAGAGATAATATACCCTTTTCTTGGCTTTGGAATATATTCATTGTTGTAAATTGCCTTCACACAATTGATCCAATAAGCTCTTGTTTCTTTTGTTGTTGGACATTTTACAAGTTCATAACACTCTTCAAATGTAAATGATTTATCAAGACCAGAAAAATGAAGTTGTTTTGCTAGTTCAATTTGTTCATCCAAATTAGACATAACAACAATATCTTTTAAGTTATCAGGAACAGCAGATACATTTTTCCATGTAGATAATGCATCAAACAAAACAGGTCTACCAAGAGTTTTTAAATCAGCTACTTCTGGAGCAATTTGAGCCTTTTTAATATAAGGTGGGATCTCAGCTAATTTACCAGCAATGAAGTTAAGTTCAGTTTTTCCCCATGCAGATATCTCACCTTCCTTCGCCAATCCGTAGCGTCCAGCACGTCCTGCAATTTGTTGCACTTCATGGGCATGTAAGGGTCGCTGCTCAGTGCCATCAAACTTAGAGATTGCTGTGAAGCAAACTCTTTCTGCTGGCAAGTTTAATCCCAAGCCGATAGCATCTGTGGCTACCATAACTTTTGTTATTCCATTCAAGAAGTTTTCAGCTTGTTTTTGCTTCACTTCTGGTGGGAGATTTCCATAAATAATAGAAGTTGGCATATTGTATTTATGCTCTAATTCATTTTTTAATGATAAAGCTTCCATTCTGGAGAATGTAACAAAAATTGTTTTTTCTTGAGGTTGCCCTGGATTATCTGGTTTTGAACAAACTTTTAATGGTAAAAATCTTTCATGATTTATAATCTCATATTTACGCTTTGTTCTTTTTAACAATTTCTCGATAATTGGAAGAGCATAAGGTGCGCAAATCAAATGCAAAACTTTTGCTTTAATATAAAGGATTGCTTTTGTCCAAGCATATCCTCGCGCTTCATCTGCAAGAAGTTGACATTCATCAATAACTGCTACATCATATTCTTTTGTTGGATTAAACATCTCAACAGTGCAAGCGTCTACCTTACTACCATCTACAATTCTTTGTTCTTCTCCAGTAAGTAATGTACAAGGAGTTCCAGCTTGAGTCATTTTATCAAAAACTTCCCAAGCCAATAAACGCAAGGGACCAAGGTAAACGCCTCGTTCAGCTTTTTCTAAATCTAATAACGAAGAATATGTTTTACCAGAATTGGTAGGTCCAACATGTATGAATATTTTGTGGGTTGTGTCTTTTTCCTCAGTTACAATTTTATGATATTTATCATTTAATAGTTCGGATATTTTAGCACGTAAACCACTTAATTTATCAATTTTTTTGTTGTTTTTTATCTTATTCTTATTTTTCATTTTACTCTCGAAGCTTATATAACAAGTAACCCTATGCCTTAAATAATATGTTGTTATGAAAACGCTTGATCCCACTAAATTGTCATTTACAACTTTAAATCTTTTTATTGAAGAAGCAAAAAAGTTTCTTAAAAAAGATAAAACCATGAATGAGATTTTCGATCAATACAAGGTATCAATAAAAGAGTTGGATTATATACCTATTTTTTTTGATGATCTTGATGTGAGTGCAAAAACCTCTCATGGCATTATTTTTCTAAATTACAGACTTTTAGAAGATGGTGATTTTTTTGAAGATTACTCTTATATTGTTCATGAAGTAAATCATTGGCTTCAACAAACAACCGCCTCAAAGCCAACGAAATCATCTGCGGGTGAAGATTATTTAGACAATAAGTATGAAGAAGAAAGCTTTCAAAGACAAATACAATTTATTGCTGATCAATTCTCAGATAAAAAAGCACATAAATATGTGGATGATTTACTTGATTATCATGATGTTGAAGGAAAAGAACGTAAAGAGAAAAAAGAAAACCTTACAGAAAAACTATAACTTTGGACAAAGCTCTCTAAAACGAGTCATGTATTGATTAAATATTGGCTTGTATATAGCATGATAATGCTCCCAATCCAATGAAGGATCAGTCATAATTTCTTCATAAATAGAATTGCAAGATTTATAATTTTCAATTCTATTATTTGAAGCTATTTGTATAGCAAAGTCAATCATTCTTATTGAATGAAATAATGACTTCTTACCAACATAATAATCACGATCTTTTTCTACTTCAAATTTTTTCTTGCATTTAACATAAGAATTACTTGACTTTTCAGAAATATAATTTCTTAGCTTTTTATTATCTAATGTAAATGTAAATTTAAACTCTTCAGCTAACTTATGTTCATTTGGTAGAAATAAACATTCCAAAGCATATATCTTATGATTATCAATATGCTTTTGGAATGTTGATTTATTGTAATAATGAATAGATTTGTTACCATCTTCTATAACATATTCTTCATCACCAACATCACCAATAGCTATGAAGTCTTCATCAGAATTTGGATTGTTTGTTCCATATACCCAACTACCATATCTATAAAGGTTGTTGTATTGCATATCATAATCTATGATTATATAAGTTATACACCTTGCCAAAAGGTGGTTGAAAATCTGTATTCTCTGATGTGATAATCCAATAAACAGGAATTTTAGGTGCTATATCTACATAATCAGCTGGTGTTAAATAACCATCTGTCAAGATTACTAAAAAGTCAGCATCACCTAGTTCTTTCTTGTAATTTTCAAAGAAAGATCTAAATACAGTACCTCCACGTCCCTTTACTTTGAATTTTGATAATTCAGTAGTGGTACAATCTTCCAATTTAAGTGTATTTTCCCAGTACACTTCACTATCTGCGGGGACTAAGTTTCCAACTGAGATTTCTTTAAAAGCAGCCAATTGGCTTACTGCAAAAGTAATATCATCAATGCTCATAGAACCAGAGGTATCGCATAATGCATGGAATTTTGTAACATTGGAGAAGCGCCTTGGTTCATAAACGCCATAAATCATTTTCTTTGATTTAAATGTTGACCAATTGTTCTTTTCATCGCCTTCACGAATTGTTTGGATTGTAGATTTAATTTTATCTTGCCAGCGAAGAACTGGCGCTAACAATTGATCAATTTCATCATCCAAACCAGCAGGTACTTTACCACCTGATTTTTTAGCAATTTCAGATGCATTGTAAATGCGTTTTGCAATATCTTTTTCAGATACTTCGCAATCAAAATGATCATCCAATGTATCACCCAATGAAAATATACCATCAGCAATATCTTTGCCAAATTTCTTTTCAGCAGTATGATACATCTTTAAAAGATGATTGTAAAGCTTTTCTGGAGTACCAAATTCTTCTGTCATATTAGGGTCCATGACAGGACGCATTTTTTTATTTTCTTGCCGCTCCAAAGATTTTTTTTGATCATCTGTAAGTTGCTTATCTTCTAAAGAAGACGCTGAAAATCCCCCTTCCTTTAAAAGTTGATCAAGTTGGTTTCTAATTTCTTTGGGAAAATCTTTTACAGATTTATTTTTGAGAATCAAATCTGAGTAATCAGATATTGTCATATAATCGCCAAGATGTTGTTTAAACAATTTTGCAGCACCTTCACGACCAAAAACAGAACCATATGTTGCTTGAAGAAGATTTGGCACTGTGCGTGCTGCCAAATCTTCTATAATGATTTTATGAACAATAAAATCAACAGCAATATTCCATAGCTTTGGCTTACGTCCACCCACACGATTTGGATGCATAAATTGAGAATGCAAAGCTTCATGGCAAGAAACAATCCGCACACCAATTGGTGATAGTTTTAAAATGAATTTTGGATTCCAATAAAACCTACTACCATTTGTTGCTGCCGTTGGAATATTAAGAGTTGCAGTATGTTCTATTGTATTAAGCAATGAGCAATAAAACGGATCACCACCAATACCAGTAACATGATTTCTATCATCTACACGAAGAGATAATTCGAAAAATATCTTGGTAAGAATTTTTTCCGCCTGCATAATCATGGCATCATCAACTTCGCCAATTTTATTAGAAAATTTCATAAAACACCTTTAAAAAAAAGGAGATAGTCTCCCTTTGAATTATTCATATTTTTGTTCTTCGGCAAAAGAAAGTACTTTATCAATAACAGGACCGATTCCTGGTCGTTTATCAAGAATGTGTTTATAGATAACTTCTCGCCCAAGTTGTGATCTAAAGACCATCATCAAGTCTTCAAGCGGGATAATATCCAAGAAGTTTGATATTGATTGAATTGTTTTTTCAACGCTTTCTTTGTATGTTGGCAACTGCAAACCTTTATCTGTAAAGGTCGCTGGCTTTTGTGTGGAAAGAATGATTGCAAGTCTACTTCCAACAATCATAGACAAAAAGATTTGCTTTTGGCGTGATCCATCTTTTGCATGAAGAAGAGCATCGTATTTTTCTTTAATCACTTTTTTATCTGAGTTTTCTTGGCAGATAAGATCTGCCAAAGGAATCAAATCAATATAATGCTCATAATAAAGCTCAAACTTCTTACCCATGTAGTTACCCACACAAGAGCAAACTTTTTGCTTTAAAATATGTTTAAAAAGATCTTCTTGAGATTCTTTGCCAGAATGATTTTTAAACGAAAAGGTTTCACGTTCAGCAGCGTAAAGAATATCAGATGCACGCTTCCATGAACGTGGAGAAACATCTTTATAACGATTATCCTCACTTACAGGTGCTTGTAAATGTTCTGGATGTTCTCGAAGATATGTCATTACAGCAGGGTGAATGTAACCACGTGTTCTTGAATAATTTTCAAACGAGTTGAAATCCGCCTCTACCAAGAAAGCTTCACATCGATCGAGAAGAGGAGCGGAAGGTTTACGAGCACCTTCCGAAAGAAGATTTCCCGTCATAATCACACAGCGAAGATTTGGAAGCAAAACACCATTTGCGGTTTTTGTTTGCAAGATTTCAAGAACTGGTGATTCCACAGAACGATCTGCTTTATCAATTTCATCCAAGATAAGAACAACTTGTGGTCCATTTGGACCCGCCGGTTTAATAAGCTCTTCGTAATAATAAGGAAGCAAAAACTTAACAAACTTTTCCTTACCTTCTTGATCACTATTTTTGATATCATTGAGCTTACCAATAAGATCAGGATATCCAGCTAATTCAGGCTTATCAATAAGTGATAAGTTTAGAAATACGCTAATAAAACCAAGATTTGAAACCACTTGAGATACAAGCTCTGATTTACCTGTACCTCGTATTCCAAATACAGCAACATTTTGCTTGAATGAAATGCTCATTTCCAAATGATGCTCAAGCTCGATAGGTGAAATTACGGAAAGGTTATAATTGGCAAGTGATAATTGTTTTTCTTTAGACATGTTTTTTATCCCCGAATGGTTTATGACTGTATTATAAGGACGTGCAACGCGCTGTCAAGTGGGGTTACTGTTTTCTTTTGCAAATTGGTACGTCACTTTTACTTTATCATACGTATTGATTTTTGCAAAAGGATAATTTGGCGATTTAGAGTGTATTACCAAGCAATAATCATCATTTTGAATAATAATATCAGTACCAAGATACCAGAAGTAATTTGATAAATTCATTTTCAATTTTGTTTTTGCCTGAAAAGCTTCTGAGTATGTCGCCATTTATTTACCTACTTTTTGAATAAAACTAACCACAACAAGTGAACACATTGCTGAAGCAAATGCTGTCGCCAATATAAGTCGCGCATTCAAGCTGTCAAGCGGGTAAATCACCATCGACATAATATAAGATGTATGAAAAGTTAAACAATAATAACAATCAAATAAAGAATAAAAAAACCCTCCAACATGTTTATTAGAGAGTAATTTAGATCTTAGATTTATAAAAATATCAAATGGTCCATTCAACTCTTTAATAAGAAATGCCAAGGATATAGCACTTAATATATTAAGTAATATCATGAAATAAATCCTTATGTTGGATAAGAGAATCAAAATATACTGCGCATTTGTTACCAAATTGCAAATAAGTAAGTTTAGGTTCATCGAATAAGTTTTTTTCATGAAGCAAATTCAATCCAACAAAAGCTTTTAAATCAGCTGACCAATCTACCAAATCTACACTCATAAAAGCTATATATTGATTTGGAGAAAGTTGATCAAATATTTCTTTGTCATAATGCCTTGCTTTCCCATTTCCCTTTTGGAAAAGCCATGATGTACCATATTTTTTACCCTGCTCAACATTTTGAGATTTAACATGAACATTGTATCTATCACCTTTTAAATCAAAATCCCATGACTTATTTTTTGCTTCATAGATTTTAAAATCAGGTTCTGTTAAATTCTCAATTTTACCCTTTAACAAATGATAAGCAGCCACCTCACCCAATTTACCAATAAAAGCATCTTTCTTTCTTTTATCATCATTTAGTTGACCACGCTGTGCATACAAAGAAGTGTTTACATCCTGAGAAAAAGTCTTACACGCTAAAATGTCTTGTTTTGTAAAATTATATTCCATAGCAATACATATATCATTTTAAGAACCTTGACAAATCTTTTTTGTTAGTCACTAAGTCTTTGGTTTTACTATCTTTTTTAGGTGTAATTTTCTTTGGAGTACCTTCAAATTCTGCTTCAACAATAATAACATATTTTGATTTTATAAACATATCAATGATTTCATTAATATATTCATCTTGAATATTGACTTTGAAACCGAATTCAAATGTAGAAGAAACCGTATGTTCAACAGATATTTTTCTTTTCATGTTTTTTATCATGGATTCAAATATCTTTTTAACTTCATCTTTTTTATAATTAACAATATCTAGAAATATATAATAATTTTTCATTTTACAATTTCATTTGATAAAAACTGATTAAATGTTGAAACCTCTGGTTTATTGTATTTGTAGATAAAATACAACTTTTTCCTTGCACGAGTAATGGCAACATAAGAGATATTTTTTTCTTCTTCAGAAGTTTGCTTGAATGTATCCCAAAGTAAAAATACATTATCTCTTTCAAGACCTTTTGCTTTATGAGTTGAAGATAAGATAATCTTATCTCTATCATCTGTTTTTGTGAACAAGGCTTTAATAAGATCCAATAGTTCTTGAACTGTTTTTGCATTTTCGCATAAATTTTCCAATGTTTCTACACGATCTTGAACATATTCAATACTTTTATTTTCCAATACAAGTTTTGCTATTTCTTTTTTTCTATATTTTTCCAAATATTTTTTAAAAGCATCTATTGATTTTGTATTGCTTTTGTTGATAAACCAAATTAAATTATCAGCAATATCACTACCTTGGATATTTGCTGGTATTTTATTTTTAATCAATTTCATACATATTTTGATAAGAGGTGCATTTGTACGTGATAAAATAAAGTCACCTTTTTTAACATAATCAAGAAGCTCCGTATCCAAGATGTCTTTTACTTCTCCATCTGGCGCATCTTTCGTATATTGAAAATCAGCTGCATATTTCTGCGCAATAAAAACAACATTTTTGGGGCAACGATATGTGATTGGTAATTTAAATTGTTTGGCAGATAATTGTTCCAAAGTTTCTTCTACGTTTTTAATATCTGCACCCATAAAAGAATAAATTGCTTGTTTAGGGTCAAGAAATATGATTATTTTACTTGTTTCATGAGCGGCAGATAACGCAATTTTTAATTGTGCGGGGCTCATATCTTGAGCTTCGTCAATAAAAATATAATCATATTTACCAATGCTTAAATTGTAAACATAAGGAAAATAAATCATATCTCCATAATCAATTTGTTTTGTTATTTTTTTGCATTTATCCAAACCCTTTATAATAACAGATATGTATTCATCTTCTGTTAAATCACATATATTTATGCTGTGTTTTTTTATAAGGTATTTTATTTTTGATGGATAATCAGCTAAACAAGATTTGCATAATGTTGTAAACTCACATAATGAATCCATAAGATCTTGTTTTTTTGGATCAACAAGTTGTTGATAAATGGCGTGCATTTTGCCTCCAAAAAATTGAACATCAGATCCAAAGCGTCTTTTTACAGCAGAATATCCAAATGAATGGATAGTATTACAATCCACATAAGGTGGACATCTATCTTTTAATTCGTTGGCAATGGACTTATTAAAGGCAGCCAACATTACTTTCTTACCTTTTGGTACAAACTTCAAAGAATGTATGAGAGAAAATGTTTTACCAACACCTGCTCTAGCAATTACTGCCATATTATTTGTGCCAGAGTTTATTTCTTTAAATATTAACTTTTGATAATCTGAATATTCTATTTTTGCTTTTGTCATATAATCATTACTCTCAACATATCATAGGGCTTTGCATTGTCGCCATATTTCGTTAAATACAATGCTGGACCAAACCTTTCAAAAGAATAAATCATTTGTTTATCATCTTTTGAAAATTGCCTCACATTATATTGAGCGGCATAATGGATATTACTTATTATATCTTTAGGGATGATTATTGAATCGATTTTTTTTACGCAAGCATTTGATTTACTTATATTAATGTATTTTAATAATTTAGCTGGATCATTTATTATATTTTGTATATTGGATACATTGAATGATTTTGGAAATTTAGCAAAGATAAAAGCATTTTTAACTTCTTTTGTTTTATAATCATGCAAAGTTTTAAAGTTAAATTTTTTCGTATCACCCCTACCGAGATAAACAAATATTGCTTTTCCTTTAGACATATAAACATCACCTTCTTGCATTTCATTTTGTTTTATGAATGGAAGTAAATGTAATTTTTGTCTTAATATTAATTCATTAAATTTGCTCGAACCAACCCTTACTAATTGGAAGTAATTATTTGTATAAGCCCATATAAAATTTGAATCAATAATTCCCTTTGTTTTAACACCAACATTTATAAAACACTCTGACATGGTTAGTAGTGAAATGTGATGCATATATCCATCACTCATCAAAACGTTAAAAGAACCATTGAAATGACTATCAATGATTCTAAGACCGTTTAGAAAAGTGTTTTTTTTAACAAACACATGATGTGCATTGCTGGTTTTTTTTATCTTTTGAATTTCTTTGTCAGATAAAGAAGATAAAACAGGGGTAACAATTGATGCCTGGATTTCATCCAAACCAAGTGAACCATTGAAAGGTTCAATATCTTGTTTTTGTTTAACTAGATAAATAATATTCTCTGGGAAAAATTTTCCATATTCCATAGAGAAATATCAATAAAATAGTTATTTCTTCAATACACACATAATACCATCTTCACGTAAGACATAGTATTTTACATCTTCTAATTCAATTTGTTTTGCAGATGATGGGGCAAATACAACCTCATCACCAACTTTTACTTGTAATTCAACCAATTTACCATGATCCATAAAGCCAGGTCCAACAGCAACCACTTTTGATGTAACAACTTCTTTTTTTACAGTAGTTGTTAGAAATAAGCCACCAGCTGTTTTTTCGGTTTCATCGGGCACAGATACAAAAACAAAGTCATTTAACGGTAATAATTCCATAATAAATCTCCTAGTGAAAGGTATTATATCATGGAATTACATGTGGTAAAAATTTAGTTATCAAAGCGTTTCTTGATTTTTACGTAATGTTGATTGATACGTAAAACAATATCATTTGCTTGGCAACAAGCATCCCCAAATAATGGGTTTTTAGATATTTTCTCAAAGTAAGATTTAATAAAAGGTAAGCTCTCTGGTTCCATAAATTGGACGGCATATTCAAATCCCTCATCATAAATTCTTTGAATATGACTTTGTATTTTAGATCCTGAATTTGAATATTCTTTGCAAATATCCAACAAATCCGAAATATCAATTGGGTTACTGAACTCGTCATCAGAAATGAAATCATCTGATTTTTTTAAAGGCATAAATCCTCCTTGGGTTGAGCTTACAGGAATATGCTAAATTATTCTAAATATTTATCATTTTGAATACTTTGCGTTTTTACAACTAAAGTAATTGTGTCTTCCAAAACTTCAAAAGATGTAGAATCATTTGGCTCCACAATGATTATATCACCAGTACTAAAGATCCTATCAAACATCTTTACTTTTCCTGAAGCAATAACAGTTATTTCCGTTGCTATTTTATGATGATGCTTTTGTTCAAAATCACCATTTTTATAATATTTCAAACCAACTTCATAATTTTCTTTTAAAATAGAAGGTTCAAAATTACCAACAATCCAACCTTTGAAAAAATCATTTATGTTTTTTACAATCATAAAAATTCTTTTAAATCATCATATTCAAAATCAATTTCATTTGAATATTTCTCTTCCAATAACAATTCAACAGAAGCGTACTTTTTCTTATAGTATGTAGAATCTGCAGATGGCTGTACATCAAATTTATCCACCAACTTAAGTTGAATAGATCTTGCATACTTACCCGCACAAGATTTGCCGCAAAAAGGACCCGCTTTTTCTTTTTTGTTTCTTTCACGCATCAATCTTGGACTACGTTCAAATTCTTTGCCACACCAAGAGCATATGCATTTTACAGGATGAACTCGCTTTGTATCTTCTGCCGAATGTTCCTCACGGGTAAGTATTCTAAAGTTAGAAATATCATTGTTGTCATAATCACTATCCCAATGATCTACTGTTTCATCCATAGTTAATGGACGACCAAGATGCTCACTCATAAGCCATTTTGGATAAGACATGGTTTTTCGATTACCAGAATTCTCTATAATAACAACGAATTTTCTTCCATTTGGTTTTGTATAAGGACCTAATACCCTCATACCATTATCTGTTATTTTTAATGCCATGATTATATGTTAAATTAGCAGCATTTAATGGCATTAGGTTGGCGCAAGTTTACTTAGGAGTTTTATGAATAAATTTTCCGGAGAAATCGAAGCGCAATCTGTTGTGGATTTAATACAAATTCACATTACTCAGGGTGTGCCCGTAAAAATAAAAATTAAAGGGACTTTATTCGAAGCTTATCTTTGGATAGATAAAGGTACTGTTGTACACGCAGAATTAAATGATTTATCTGGTGTGGACGCATTTTATCAAGCAATCATGATGGACCAAGGTTTATTTTCTGTTGAAGCGAATGTTGAAGCTCCAGTTCAATCCATGCATAAACCTTTCACTGAACTTGTTTTAGAATCATATGTATTAATTGATGAAGGTAAAATCAAAAAACAAGAACCTAAAATCAATAAAAAAAGTGATTCATTTAAAACATGGCAAAGCAAATTGGAAGAATTTGCAAATATCGATGGCTTTTGCTGCTCTTTATTAATTGATACCACCAATGGGATGTGTGTTTTTGATAAGTTTGTTAACAAAGATTTCCACTTAAAAAGCGAACAAATATCCGCTTTCTTAACTGAAGATTATAAAAACAAAAGAAAACTAGAAAATGCAATAGATGCCAAACTTATAGAAACAATAAATGTTTTTGAAAAATACTATTTCCTATACAGATTGATTAGTAAAAAATATTTACTCGCAGTTGTATTATTATCAGAAAATACAAATCTAGCTATGGCTAGAATTATGCTTGAAGAAAACTCAAACTAAAAAAACGCCGAAAGGCGTTTTTTAGTTTCAAATCTCGTATTGCATGTATGTATGATGGATATTACCACGACTGTCAAAAATAACATATCCTTTAAACTCATCATCATTGATCGCTGAGCAGTATAACTTTAATTCTGTATACTGAAGACCCAATTTTGAAAAGCTCACAGAAATTGGATACCAGTTTTCCTTTTTTGAACAATCTGAATTTATAAATGCCGCAATATCTTTATTCTCTGAAGTATATTTGTTATAATCATTGTAAGGGGCAATTGCATAAATGTCTTGTGCAATTTCAGCTGTTTTATTTGGTATATTGTCAGAAATTAATTTTTCAATCAAATCATCTAGTGAAATCTTATATTTTTCAAAAATAATTTTTGACTGCTTTTCTTTAACTTCATCTTTTGATAAATTCAATAACTCCCAAGTTGGGTCTGTGATTTGATAAAAAGATTTAACATATTTACGTTGCCTTGTTGAAAGTGGTGTTTCAATATCATAAACATCCAAATATTTATAAAGATTTTCCTCAATATCCAACATGGCGGCGCTAAAAGCGTAACCATCTATGTCTTTTGTTTCATCCAAGAAATCCAAGGGTGTTTCAATTGGATCTCCAGACTGCAAATAAGTATATCCCAATTCTTCAAGAAGAGATTGTGTCTCACTTAATTTATTGGTTAACTTTAACATAGTTGGGATTTTTGAACCAAAACATTTTATCTGAATTAAACCATCAATCGGATCTATATTAAACGGAGTATATGCTTTGTTTTTATCCCATTCTGATTTTTCAAATAAAGTAACGAAATAATCAAAATTATAAATATAAAAAGCAAAATAACACTCTTGAGGTTCGCATTTCTTTAAAGAAGTATCAACTTCTTCCTCTTTATTATCTTCTAATTCTTTTTTAATTTTTTCTTTTTCTTTTTGTTTTTTGAAATCATTATTTGAAATCTCGGTAAAACCAAGTATTTTTAAATCAGATATTAGATCATGCAAACTAATATCTGAATGAAAAATACCCTTATCATATCGGAAAGATTTTAAATCACTTAATATTTTAAAGATTTGTGGATATTTACCGCAAATATCTTCATCAAAAAAACCATCTTTTTCCCACTCAGTTTTTAAAGCAATTTTGAAGTAAGTGTTAAAAAAGCTGTTGGTAGATTTATCAGCATAAAAGCAGAAATCAGAAATATTCATATTATCCTTAAAGAATGATTTTTTTATTGTTAATTGTTAAATATTTACAATCACTTGGGTGAATGATAAAAGATCTAAATTTTGAAATGGGAAGGGTTTTTCGAATTTCATTTTTTACAAGTGTAAAAGATGAGTGATTTATTTGCTTGTAATTACCCTTAATAATAACTTTTTTACTTACTAAAGTGCCATATATATGAAGGTTATTATTTGATTTGCAGATTCTCAAGCCGTTAATAATATTATTATCAACAATAACAGGCGAGTAATACTTATCAAGCTTGTCAACATTAGGGTTATTTAAAGACTCATGTAATGAATTTAAAATTTCCATTTTAGCAAAATATTGAACTGACTTGGCAGCAAAATTAACTTCTTGCAAAAGAGCAATTGATTTTTTAATCATTGAAGAATATTTAATATTCAAAATGAAATTGTAATCAGAAACTTCATCATTTTTGTTTTTGTATTCTTTTAAGAATGCAAAAGTTGAAGATTTTGGCTTATCTACAAGTTGTGAAATAATTTTTGCACGAGTTTGCATGGTGTTATCTTAACCATGCTCTTCGTCACTGTCAAGTCAGCTGGGAAGAAGTTTGCAACGCCCATTGCATGGACATTCTAACTCTAATTCGCCTTCCATTAAATCTTTTATATCATCCTTGTTATCCAAAGATATAGAAAGAATCATATTGCATGAGACACACATCATTAAGAAGTAAAATTTCTCAGGAATCAACATAAACTAATAGCAATAAATTAGCACTTAAAGAGATATATATTATCGGAGAACATGAAAATGTCAATTAAAAAAACAAGTGATGCCTACAGATTTTCAGAATTCCTATTAAAACTTGCGCAAACAAGCGGTTATGAAGAAGAGGATGATGAGATTTTATCAGAAATAACAAGTTATATCTTACGCCTTGGTGAAAGCTTGGGAGGACAAGAAGATAAAGATATCGCAAGCATTTCTATTGGTCTTCAAATTATAGCCGATGCTTATGAAAATGTTAAAAGAAATAATCTTCTTTTAGGTTCCTCATTCTTAAAAACATTTGCTGAAAATATCCTTGAATCCAAAGAAAAATTTGGAGACAATGAAGATATGATGGAAGCATTAGATGATATTTCTTATCTTGTTTTTGACAAAGAAATTAATGATGAATCTGATTTATCCGATTTAAACCAAATTACATCTACCGATTCTTTGGTTGGAAAACAAGTTGCCAAACTTAAATCCATCTTAAAGAATGATGAAGCTTTGCAAAAAGCACTTACCCTATCCGCTGAAAGCTCTGCATTATCTTTGCAACTCGCTTCTGAAAAGAAACGTGGCAAGACTATGGAAGAACTTGTTCAAGAAGCTCAAAACAAAGAAGCGGGCATGGTTGCTGGCGTACAATCAGAAATGGATGAATTAACAAATCCAAGTCTTTCTGATGTTTCTTCTGTTGCAAATGATGAGGGTAAAGTTAACACAATAAGTATGGGTACCGCACAATCGTATAGCGGTAAGTTCACTGCTCGCGCTAAAAAAGAATTAGATACATTACGTAAAAGAATTCAACTTATCTCAGAACGCGGAAATGCAGTTAATAATGATCGTTTGCAAATAAAATTGCAAAATTTCATGGATTTAAAACAATCTGCTGATCAATTGGATGTTAAACTTCAAGAGTTAGCTAGTTTAGACTTAGCAGATACTGGAGATGCCAAGGAAAACCAAAGAAAGAAAAAAGATTTGGTTGAAAGAATCAGAGATATTAAACATGGCATGAGTCGCTTGTATAGTGTCAATAGATACTACAGAGATCAAAATGTTGATCAAAGCCTTTTAGGCATTCGCTTAACAGATGATCCATCTAGAAACAAAGAAACATTATCAGCAATTATTGATAATATGGTTCAAGATATTGATAATGATCCTTCTTTTGTTGGTAAGTTGTCTGATGAAGATATTGTTGATCCACGATCAATGCCATCCTGGGAAAAAGAAGTTTCACCACCAAAAGAATTTTACTTAAAATGGCTTCGAGTCATGAAAGATAAACTTTTGGAAAATAAACCAGAAAATACCAAAATTGTTTATAATATTTATCAAAAGATAAAAATGATTCTAAATGATAAAGGTATTGAAGTTTCAGTCGACCGTGGTGTTAAAAACTATTACATCAATGGAAACCCAACTGTATTCTCATCCTTGGCTAAATTATCTCTTACTATGAATGATTACTTTGCAGGTAATGGACACTTTTATCTTCATGCAGTTGCTTATGCATTGTTTTCTTATAAACAATCAAAGTCTGCAAATCCAAAGATTATCGCAGAATTAGAACGTAGATCAAAAGAAGTGAAAACACAAATTTCTGGAAAAATGAAAGATCGTGTTTTATTCTTACTTGAACGCAAAAAGTATCTTATTGAGATTATCAATGAAATGGCTGATAAAATCGAAAAAGGTCAACTTACAAGCTCACAACAATTTGATCAAATCAAGAAAAAAGAAACCAATTCAAGAGATGCGTTAAGCATTATCATTAATGAAATTGGTAGAATTAGCGCTGCTTTAAATTTCTTCCAACATGCTGTTAAACAAAATAAAGCTGTTTATGATATTTATAAAGAAATTGAAAAATCTTTTGAACAAGCTGGTGTGTCTACTAAATTCTTAACTTCTTCTTACGAAGAAATGATGCCAGACTTAAAGTTATTTAATACTGATAAAGTAAAGATTGCTGAAATTGCAAAAAATCTAAACGACTACAATAAACAATTAGCTGAAGTTAGAAATAAAATTGATAAAAAAGCTTCTGAAATGAAAGCTTTTAATAAATACATCTTGGGTGTAAATGAGCAGTCTTATATTTCTCCAGAACTTTTGGAACGTGTTGTTGAAGATGAGCAAGCTGGTGAAGAAGAATTCCAAAGATCATTGCAAAAAGCTTTGGATATGTTTGGTAAGAATGAAGCAGATCGTTTGCGTCAAAATAAAAATCCAAATGCTTTACTTACAGATAAAGTACAAACGGAAAGTACAACAAGTGTTGTTAAATATATTTTGGAAAATGCTGAAGTAGAAGAATCATTACGTACTGTAAGACACAATTTGGTTGACTTGCAATCTTCTATTAAAGCCATCCAAGAAAAAACAAACATCATTAAACAAAGAATTGAATCTGGTAAAATGGGCGCCTTCCAATATGAAGGTGAACTTGGTAAATCTATTCGAGAAAAAATCAACCTCAATAGAGGCAATGATGAAAATCAATTAAAACACCTTGAAGCTATGAATAAAGAAAATAAAGAACTTTATAGATCTTGGACAGATGCAATGCGTAGTTTCGATAAAATTACAAAACGTATCGCAGCTTCAGTGCCAGGTAAAGATATCAACACACAATCAATTGATAATTTAATTGGAAACTTTAATAGTTCCATCATCTTACTTCGTGGATATATAAACCAATTAGATACAATTATTCGTAAATACAAAAAAGATTCTGCAAACTTTGAATCTAAAAACAAAGATGGAAAAAATGTATTTACATTCAACCCAGAATTACAAAAGATGGAGCGCTAATATTTTATGAAAAAAAACGCATTACAAGGTACCACACCAGATATTAGTGGCTTTCTTGGAGAAGAACCAGCTGTTGAAGTTGGTTCCTCCGAATTAAGCGCTTTAGCTAGTGAGCTTGACGCACAACAAAAAATCATGATGGAAATTGCATTCGCATTGCGTTCCATGGCTGAAGCTCAAGAGGAATTCTTATCCCTCACTGCTTCTATCAAAAATAAGCAACCAGAATCTGATGTAGAAGAACAAACACTCGCAAGTGACATGGGTATTACCAGTCTTGATTTGCAAGAAGCTCAAGCTATATTATCTTCTTTATTAGAAGGATCTCCAGAGCAGATTTCACAATTGCTAGGCGCAGTAGCTTCATTAAATGAAGAACTTGCAAACATGAGTGATCATGAAGAAAACCTAGAAATGGCAAAAGCTGCCGGAGCAGCTTTGGCAAAGAAATACTAAGGAATATCTTTAAAGGTATCTACAAATCGACTCCATGACTTATCATTTGTTATGGAGTCGAATTTCATTTCATTGAATCTTTGTTTTAATGCATCAAAATCCTTTTGACCATCAAAGAACTCCAACTCATCTTCATTGATTTGCGGTATCTTAATAAGACTTAAATTCCTGTTGAATTTTTCCTTATTCTTATCATCATTTATAAATGCCTCAAAAGCTTTTGGATCAGAGATGATTTTCAAAGCTTTTGCTTTTGATAAAAGTCCCTCAATATTATCCGTTTTATCTCCAACCAAAGCTTTATGTGCAACATAATGATATTCTGGAGCAACCATGTATTCTTTTTTAATTGGGTTGTAAATCTTACACTTTAAACCTTCTTGCAAAAGCTGCGTGAAGTCTGAGTCATTACTGATAATCGTTACATCATCATTTGGTAGGTCACGACAAATATAAGCAATAACATCATCACACTCATAGTTTTTTGCTTTGTATTGTCTAACAGGTAATAACTTCAATAAATCAATAACAATTCTTTTTTGTCTATGAAAATTTTCATTATCAATTCTTTTCTTTTCATCACCTGTTTTGATAATTCGATTTGCTTTGTATTCTGGGTATAGGTCATACCTAAATTGTGGATGACCTTCCAATACAAAACAAATAAGATTCGGATCAAATTGCTCAACAATAGCTCTAAAACTTCTAAAGAAGTTATAAACCATTGTGAAATCTTCTGTTTGCTCTTCTTTCGCTTCTTCTTCTACTTCTTTTTTCTTAAAATCAAAAGAAATATTTGCTCTGCGCATTTGATTGTGCGCATCAATGATAAGAACTTTATCTTTCATAGGTCCACTTTAAATGTCTTATAGATTGTATATGTTAAGTCTTCAAACGCTGGGCTATCACTTTTGGTTGAAAAGGAAAGTACATACAAGTAACCCTTATCTGCACCAACGTATTGCATGATTCTACGATCATCTTTTCTTGAAGATAAACGCTTAGTGTCATTTCCATCAATTTGCGCAAGCAACATATCTGTTGCGCCCAAATCACGAACATCTTGAATGCCCTCATCAATAACATCATCAACAGTACGGTTATTTTGCTTTTCCATAACAACAGAAAACAAAACATCACTATCCAAAATATGAATAACATAAAAATTAGATAGCTTGTCTGTATCCACAGGAAGTTTTACCTCCCAGGGACCTTCTTCCACAGTAACCCACGGAGTGAGCTTTAAATCGGTTGTAGTGAGTTTTGGCGCAGGTGGCTGGGTAGGTGGGCTAGCATCCGTTTGAACCGCCACAGAGGGTTGCGGAGGCAGCGGAGGGGCTGGTTGGGAAGTGCCTTGACACCCACTGTTGCATCCCAAAAGAAACAAAGAAACAAACAAAGCCTTGTAATTCATATAACCTCTAAAGTGTGATTTCAAAATTCTTAATAGCTTAAAAAATAGCTAGATTTTTTTTTTGTTTAAATTAAATAAATATCAATTGATTTATTATTATTTTCGACTCGTTAATACATCTGGGATGTAATGTACAAAATCAGAATGCTTACGCTTGTCTTTAAAAGAACTATCCACCATGGAAGGGTCTGTATTCGACAAATGCGTCATTGGAGTGTAAGCCCCCATGTAAGACCCGCAAGCCCATCGCATCTTCTCCCGATAAAGAAGCATCATTAAATGGATGATGGTGAGAATCAAAACAAATAGGTATATTTGTACTTTTGTAAATTTCAAATAAATCTTTTACGTTATAACTTAACTCATCATTTTCAAGAGTTAATCGTTTACGAATATTATCTGGTAATTCATTAATAGAAGAACATAATATTTTTTTGTCACGCACACCCCCGTGAATATTGATGGAGTAATAAGGACTTTCATCAAGACCCATTTTATCAAAAATCCAAGCATGATGTTTTAGTTGCTTAATAGAATTTTTAATTACATTTGGATTTAATGAAGATAATACAACAAATTGACTTGGGTACGTTGTAACTCTCATTTGATGAATTTTGAATTTATCACCAATTTTTTTAATTGTTTTGAAATTTACTCATCTTCAAGAAGGTCTTTTTCAAAATCGCAAAGTGGAAATAAATTAGATGAAACACGCATTGAACGTATTCCATCTTTAATAATTACATCTTTAATAATTACATCTAAACATTTTTCAAAAGATAAAATATCATGTAACCATGTAGATAGTATTTTATCTTTTGAGTATTTACCTAAAATTATATTTCCCAAACTGTAAAGATTTTTCATCCATAGCATAGATGTATTCAATACTACCCTCTCGTTTTTTCTTAGGGACCATGTACTGACAACACAAACCAATCATAATAAAATTCTTTCAAAAGAAAAACCCCTGATAAACAGGGGGTTGTGTTAACACTAGATTCTTGATTTCAATCAATGTCATCATCATCTGATAGCAAGTTGCTATCTAGCTTTGCTTTAATCATAGCATTGACTTGCTCCATTACTTCAGGTGATACCGTTTTTTTATTGCTTTTCTTAACAGAAGTACGCAGACGAATACCTCCATTTGCGCCTGGCGTAATGGTCCATACATCATCATGTTTGAAATAAAGACGAACCGTTGGGTCAATAAGACGCATATTGGACTTATCAAGATTAAGACTGGCTCCAATAATTTGCAGCATTTCCTCAACCTTCATTGTTTTGTCACGATTTGGATCTGGCAAATTACCTTCGATAATATCAAATACCTTGGATAAAGAGTCTATTACTTTTTGTTTGGTTGACATATTCAGTTCTTTTCTTTTTTTGTTTTTGTGGAGAGTAATTCTTCAGTGGGTAAAAGCGATTCTTGTGTGGGACCTGTGAAAAAAGTCATTTTTATTTTATCCAACATATCTAATTCATTTGTACAACCAGTGTTAAGTGTGTTTTTTATATTTGTTTGCAATTCTTGCAATAAAATATTCGCCTCCCAATTCATGGATTGAAGCAAACCGAGGAGCATAGATGATTTATTGATATATTCAATATTACCATCTTGCTTTGGAAGGGCTTCCAACTCTTCAGATAGTTTCTTAACTTGTTCAAGTAGATTGGTTACCATTTTTAGATCAATGTTTGACATATTTCATTCCTTTATTTTCACCCTGTCAATATCAATTAATTTGTAATTTGCGCCAAACCGCATAATATTATTTGCGGATAAATCCACGTGTTGGATTGGGCATTTTTTTAATGATTCAATGAAGTCGTATACCTTTTTGGTATTAAATTTCAGATAACTAAATTCTTTTACAATTTCTTTATAATTTTCTGGAAAATTATCCCCTCGTAGTAATGCATGAAATAACTTACGTTCATCAGAATTTAACTCTTGACCCTTATTCATGGTGTAACAAAAAATGTAATACTTTTGTTTTACTTTTTCGCCATCAAAAATAAAGTCCCTAAAGCCAGACTCCAACTCTTTGAAAGAGTTGATTTTCACAAATCCATTTGGATTATTTTCCATAATGTATTGAATGGACTTTTTTACTGTATCATATCTTTTATCAATATTTGAATCATAATCATAGAAAAAAGATATTTTTACAACCTTACCGAATTCATCCAAGTAAGCATCACCATCTAAACCATAGCCTAATCTTTTTATAAGGTTAAATGGTTCTTTATACTTTTGAAAAGTTTCAGTTCGCATCGCTTACCCAAGATGTGTCAATTTTGTGCATCATGTATGTATCAAATTCAAAATCTGATACGCCATATTTGTCAAGTGTTTTAAAGTACTTCTCTATGTAAAAAAAACAATCTTCCTGGCAAGCGTGGAATGCAATTAAATACTGAAGTTTGTAAAGATCTTTTGAAATAATATCAAAGACATTCATAATTATCTCAGGTTGTAAACTCGGTCAACATCATTTTCAACAGACCAAACACCATATTGCTCAGCATTGACTGTATAATAAACCTTATGTACCTTTTTTGTTACAATGAACTTAGAGCAATTATGACATGGACGTGCCATTCCATAACTACCATCAGCTTTTACTCGGGCAACAAAAATTGTGGAACCAACATCACACTTTTTAAGAAGTCGATATTCAGAATGAATCAATCTGTTTGGTGAAATGGAGGGCGAATTTACAGCAAAAACATGCGCTCCATCATTACGAATACCAACAGAACCAAGAAAAAATGTACGATTATCATGTTTACACGTAGCTTTTTGAGCAGCTATTTTAAAGAAACTTCGAATCTTAGCGATGTTCATTTTGAATACCGATATTCAGGTTATTGTCCTGGGGACGACCCTTTTCAATATATGTGCTTGGATCACACATTACGGGAACTTCAAGAAGAGTAGGTTGATCATTGATAACAACAACTCTGAAAACCTTTTGCGAGTCACAGGATGTACCTGGCTCAGAGCTAGTGGTAGTATAACCACCCTTTTCTTGGCTGTCAACGGTGGGAACGGTTTTTTCCTCTGGTGCGACGATTTGTTCTGCGCAACCAGATAACATCATTAAACATGCAAAGATAAAAAAGGTTTTCATAAATACTCCTATTACTTGTTCGAAATTCCAGCTTCAGATCCACGACTCTTGATAACCTTATTAGGATAGTTATTCAAGATAATTTTAACAATATGATACACTTTATCGGAAGTCATTCCTAAATGATCTGCAACATGCTTTACTAAAGCTTGTTGCGTGATTCTTTCATCATCTTTTAAAGCCTCTAAACGGGCTGATGTAATCGTAATAACGGTTTTAAAAAACTGCATACAAACTTCAACGTGATTTTCTAGTTCAGTCATAAAGCACCTCTACCCACAACGTAAGACGCCCAATGCGGAAACGCAAGGGGCGCGGTGCACTATGTTTTGTTTTTGTAAAATTTTTCGTATATCTCACGCGACAATCCGAAATCAATCATTACCAATCTTCCGTTCTTATTTCCGTAAGAAGATATTTTACCTAAATCACCAGGTACTAAATTTAATTTATTTGCAAATTTCACAAAAGCTTCAAAAAATGGTTCATTTTTTATTTTTGAAAAAATATTTTTATCAGGATCTTTTACTTCTTTTTTTGTTAAATTCTTTAAAGCATATTTTAAACAAATCGCAAAATCTTTAAAAGCATACCCAGTTATTTTCTTGAATTCTTGCTCTGTAATTTTATCCGCATAACCCGCTCTTAAAAAAGAATGATCATCCGAAAAATAAAGAACCCTATTCATAAATTGATTGATTTCTTTTTGACTTGCTTCTATTTTATTCTGAGCAATACCTTTATTATTTTTAGCTACCTTTATAACTGTATTATCAAATAACTTATAAACAAGCCTTGAAGAGCCTTTTCCTATTCTTTCTAATTTGTATTCACATAATTCTATTTTATCTTTAAAGGATTTGCATTGTTTTAATTCGTCTAAAAATTCTTTTGTTTTTTTTAGCTTTTCATCTAGGTTTTCTGATAGTTTAATGATATTCATAAGTTTATGATTATTTATTAGATTCTTCCAATGAAATTAATGCAACATAATAAGAATCTTCATCCCATCCATTTAAATCTAAATAACTTTCAAAAACATCTTTCTCCATATCCGAATTGTGTGATAGCTTTTTTATAAGTTGATAGTGGTATTCTACCAAATGAATGCTAGGCTTTTTTAAGAAAAACATTTTGTTCCTACCGTTATATAAAAATATTCAAATCTCTCATGTATTTTATTTCCTGCAAAATCCTTTCTCTTTCATAACATTTTTCGCCAATGTTTACTTTGAATTTTAAATCCCACTTAGATTCAAAATTACAAACAATAAAAGTAAAGTTTCTTATAAAAGAAACAAAAGCAATATTAAATTTTTTTTTCAATTTATCATCATTAAACAATATTGTTGGGTCAATAAAATTGATTTCATTACCATTGATTAAATTGAAAAGACTAAGCTTTAGGTTTATTTTATTAACTTCATTTAACTCATGCAAATCAGTGATACTAAATTTGAAGTCATCTGTAATAAATTCTTGCGTTACAATAGGTAGCTTTATTTTAAAACGCATGAATCTTGTTTTTTTTGTGTGATGCTTGCACGAAAGTTTAGAGTAAGAAATTTTTGTTATATGATCTTGTAAAGGGGACTTCCTAACAAACTTATAGGTAAAATGAAAAAAAGGCTTTTTAATATATATATGCGTATTGAAATTGTATTTTTTATACAATTCATGATTAGATACTTCGTAAATATACTGTTGCTTTTTGTAAAAGAAAAGATGTTTTTTCTTTTTAAAAACCAAAGTATCAAGCCTTTTCTTTATTTTATCTAATTCAATCATCCAAAAATACCACTTCTTAAATAAGCGTTCACAAGTTCTTTTTTACCTAAAAAGTCGGATTCTTTTTGAAATGGAAATTCTTTATTGTTTTTATGTATAAAATCCATAATAACACCTATATTGTAATTCATAACCATATAATAATTTTTTATGAAATTTTCTTGACTTTTATTATTTGGTTTTATATTGTACTTTTTAATAATGTCTTCCATCAAAAATAATTGATATTTTTTTCTAACTGTAACTTGTTCGAAAAAATCAATTTGTTTATCTAAATCTTTACTCAAATTTTTAAAAGAAACTATTTCTGATAAAAAATTAAATCCATTTTTAATAAGTGGTTTTTGCATTTTTATATCAGTAATTTTTATTGTCTTAATATATATTTTTGATTTAGGTTTTTTTGAAGATACCCTAAATAAAATATCTTCATCTTCAATGTATTTTAATTCCAAATTAAGATTATGATTTAATACATAATTTTTACCTTCAAATAAATCATTTTGATTTTGTTTTACAAATTTTAGAAAATCTATTTTTTGCATTAGAAAATCAATTTGTTCTTCAAAGTTGTTGATATGATAATCAATCCAGTCAATTTTAGTCATTTTTTACCATGCAATTTAATAAATGTTTTTTTGCTATCTTGATATAATTGAGCCGTATTTATTTGGGAAGATGTTATTTTACCAAAATGAACAACTGGAACATCTTGCTGTATCAACTTTATATTGTTTTTTCTAGCCACAAATGATAAATGAGTATCTTCAAAATAAGCAAAAAATTTTTCATTCCAAATCTTACCAGAGTCAGCTTTAGCTACTTTCTCCCAATTCACTTTACTAGAAGCAATACACCAACCAGATAAGTAAGATAATGGACTTGTAAGTTGCTTATCTACTTCTCGTAAAAAAGAAAAATCAGCCTTCAACTCACCCATTGTAGGTCCGACCAAACCTTCATCACAATGCTTTAACAATGCATCTGTCCAGTTTTCATGGTTTTCTTTCACACGAATATCGTTGTTAATAAAACAAACATAATCTGAAGTCGCATGTTCATAACCAATATTATTTGCCTTACCAAATCCTAGATTCTCTTCATTGCGAATATATTTTATATGTGGATAAAGTTCTGGAATTTTAAATGTATCATCTTGTGATGCGTTGTCGACAACAATGATTTCATGATCTTTTAATTTTGATAAATCATTTAAACATGATTTTGTGAAGTTGAATTTATTGTACACACAAATAATAAAAGAAAGTCTCATACACCCTTATATAGCGCATGAGACCGTTTTTTAATCATTTTTGATATACCTGTTAAATACCAAATTATATTGAATGGTTTGGTAATAATGCTTGTATACACTTGGTATTGAATTTATAAATATTGTTGATTCATCTATCTCAACAACATCTGGTACAATTGTTTCGTAAATAATATCTCCTATATTTTCTTTAAAACACTTGTTGTAAATAGAAGCTCCACCAATAATAAAAGCATTATTTTCTGTATAAGTTAAAGCATCTTCTAGTGATGTAAATGTTTCAATATCTTTTATTGGTATGGATGATAAAACAATGTTTTTTCTTTTTGGTAAAGGTCTTCCAATGCTTTCAAATGTTTTTCTACCCATAATGATTGTTGAGTTTAATGTTTTTTCCTTAAAGAATTTGAGGTCCTCTGAATGATGCCAACATAATTGGTTGTTTTTCCCAATTACATTTTGATTGTTTTTTGCGTAAATAATAGATATCATATTTTAAATGCAAAAAAAATGAGGCTTGGTAGCCTCATTTTATGTTGTTATCAGTTAAGATTTAACATTGGTGTCGCACCAGCTCCCATGTAAGCGGGTAGTTTACCATCCCAGTAGTACAAGGATTTATATCGCAATACAGCAGGTGTTAATGTTGAATTAATTTTCTTATTGGCTGTTGAATCAGCCTCTGCTGTCATGACTTTAGAATCTGCTTCAGCCTTTGTTTTGATAAGGAGAGCATCAGCATCACCCTTGGCTTTTTGTCGAACTGCATCTGCGGCACCATTTGCAGCCGCAACAGCTTGTTCGGCTTCTGCTTTTACTTGACGAACTTTGTTCTCACTTTGAATTGCATTTTGAGTTGCTGCAATTGCATTGTTAATTGAACTTGCAACATTTTCTGGCAATCGTAATGCACCGTTTACAGTAAGTTGATCAATGATAATACCATCTTTATCAAAGATAAGCTTTACTTTTTGATTTACATCTGCAATAAGCTTTGTTTTACCTGCTCCATAGATTTCTTGAACTTGCATTTTGGAGGCAACATCCCCAAAAGCTTCTCGGATAATATTCCTCATATATCCATAACCAAGTTCTCGCATATCTGTTTGCTTAAAACGTGCATAAAGTTGAGGAGCCATATTGGGATCAATATGAAAGCTGCAACCAACATCTGCGCCAACATTCACACCTTCCACTGAGGAAAAGGTAATGGATTCATCACCAGCATGACTTGTGTCATTTTTTGACTTTTCTTCCTTGGATTGCCCTTCATTTGGACTTGCGCTTAGCACAATGTTTTGTACGTTTACAGGAAACTCTACAATATCCTCAGTAAGAGGATTGTACATTACCCAACCTGTTTTAAGTTGCATATCTTGTACGCCTCTCGCCGATCCTGATAATCGAACCTTTACGCCAACATGACCTACTGACACACGAGTTGTACTACATCCAGCCGTCGCACCACCAATTACAAGTAAAATTAAAATCAACATTAAAACTAACTTAAACATTCCACTATCTTCACTTGACATATCTTACCTCAAATTTATTTTGTAATTTCATACAGTAGGGACGCCAATACTGTTGCGTGTCCTACTTTAATTTTATCATTTTCCCACAAAGAATCGTAATTATTATTTTCTGGAAGATTGTGAGAATCAAAATCTACCAAATGCAATGTTTTATTTTCAGATAAACATTGTTGATATATAGATGACAATCGTTTAAAAGCCTCAGTTTTCTTTACGGCTTTTGCGTAAAGAGGTATGTAAATTTCCTTTCTAGCCTCTACATACCCGAGAGTTTTTCCATCCCAAATGGAGCAAATAGGTTTTACATCTCTACCCATAGGATATCTTTCAGCTTTGCTAGAAAGCCAGCCCGCTTGAGCCCATGTAAAATACCTACTTGATGGCTTACCATTATCTGCATAGTATGCATACAATTTTGAATATTGCCATCCATTTTCTACGTTTTTAGAAAAATAATTACCATACAAATCTACAGGTCCAAGAAAAAAAGGACTCAAACCTGAAGACCAATTTTCAGAACGTGATGTTGTATTTACACTAACATCTGTTTTATTTAACTTATAGTTAAAATTTACCAATTTAATCATAATATCAATTACAATGTTCCTGAATGTATTTTGTTACTTTGCTCATTGAATGAATAGCATCAAGTAATGTATCGGCTAATGTTTTCCCCTTAAAAACAATGGAGCCATTTTCTTTGAAAGTTTTGTTAATGGATAAAATATTCAATTCAGTATGTTCAATGATGATTACCTCTGTATCACTTTTTGCACCATCACAGTAAATTAAATGAGGTTCAACAATCCATTCTTGTTGTTCACTGGCATAAGCAATATGCAAACCAATAAAACACTCATATGGATCTTGTTTTGAGAAAAAATTGATAAGCTTATCTTTAGATTGATACAACGAAGTTGTTAGTTCTGTATATAAGCTGGCAATCTTTTGATCATAATCATTCATCATCATTCTCACATTCAAAAGACCTTGATTTTTTTGAAGACTTAGGAAGTTTATTGTTTTTCGCAAGCAATGCTTTACGAGAAAACTTATCCGATTTTTCAAAAGAGTCACGATTCTTTTTCCATTTGCTTTCCATTTCACTTCTCCATAATTGGTGGGCGGCTTACCCACCTTTTGAATGTAATGCTGCGTTGCGTCCTGTCAACGCCTTCGACGCATCAAAAATAAAAATCATTGCAATTTTTGGCAAATAAATCAAAACCTTGTTTTATCTTGTATCTACTAAGACCATTTTCTACGGAAAAACAATTTATAATTTCGTTAATATCTATTAAAAGATTTGGCTGAATATTTTCAACACCTTTTATTTGTTTAAACCTAACTAATAAGTCTTTTATTAAAAGAGCTGTATAATGATCTAAATCTTGAATTTCTCGGTCTGATGCTTTGTATAATTTTCTTTGACAAAATTCACCAAATTTATGATTACAATTCATTATACTTTCAATAAATCTTTTTACTGGATATCTTATATCAGATGAATGTTTATCAAAAGCATCTTCTGGCACAAAGTGATTATTTACTATCCTAAAATGTTTTTTATGAAATTCATCCAATGAAAGATAAAAAATATGACTATATTCATTTCCAAATTTCAAAATTTTTGTTAGCATGTAATTTCTCCATAATATCTTCCATGGAAAATATAGGTTTTCTTTCTTTGATTTTTTTTCTTAATATACTTTTCTCAATATTAGAAATAAAATCACCAAGCGTTTTACCCAACAAATGATCATACTCATGTTGAATGATCCTAGCTTGCCAATCTTGTGAATCAAGAGTTTGTGGCAAACCATGTATATCCATGTAATCCACACGTATATTTAATGATCTTTTCATGGGTATGATGACGCCTGGAAAAGACAAACAACCTTCATCTTCAATGGCAATATTATTTGAATCGCATGTTAGTTTTGGATTGATAAAAATCATCGGTTGATGTTTTTCATTTTCTTTTGGAGATGAAAATTCATCTATGATAAACAAATTTATATTTTCTCCAATTTGTGGTGCAGCTAAACCCACACCACGATCATTGTACATAATATAAAACATGTCTAAGATTAATTTCTTCAAATGATCATCAAACAAAGTAATATCTTTGTTTTTTCTTTTTAAGATTGGATCATTAAAATATTTTAATCTATTCATCTTTAAAGCCAGATCTTTTTAAGAAACGTCTTATGGTATAATAAACATTAAAGTCACTTGGTGTAAGTGCAATCACAACAATATCATGTTTTGAATTTGGTGGTATTAAACTAAGTGACTTTTTGTTTTGAGTTAATGTAAATCCTTGCTCAATCGCTTTGTTTAAAAGCTGCTTTACTTTTTTGTTGTAAAGAATGTTCATACATCATCTTCATCTTCATCTTCTTCATCTTCTTCGTCCTCTACATCATCCTCGCCATCAATACTTTCTCCATATTGGATTTTTTCCCACTCATCTTCTGTAACTAATTTGAAAAGGCAATTTTCAGATGAATAACCATCTTCAAAGGCTTTTGATTGACCTTGTTGCAAATAAGATTTACGACTGTCATCCTCACTTTCTGTGAGGAAATAAACAGCATCAGGTTCTAAAACCATTTCTACACAGTCATTTGCATCTTCACAACCTTCATCATCACATTGCTCCATTGACCAAACAAGAAATACATAACTCATAATTATTCTCCTAGTAACATAAAATAAAACAATCGCTGTAAATATGATTATCTTTTGTGTGATAATCTAAACCAATAATATCACATATCGCAAACAAAAACGATATGTAAATAACTGTATAAAGAATCTCCCATAAAAAAGACCATATCAATAAAGTTAAAAACTTATTAATTTTTTTCAAGCTTATAACCTTTGCCTTTCAATTTAATGATTTTACGACCCAGCTTATGGTGATTGGATTCTGGAATACTACGCATTACAAAACCTTCTCTCACACATTTGCCCAAAACAGACTCACCTTCAGCAAACTGCTTGAATTCATCTGAGTTTTTAAATTCACCTTTGTATAAAATGGGTGCGGTTTTTAAGCCAACTTCTTTGCATATTTTTTCAACTTCTGACCATTCCAAGTATTTTTTCTTGTATACATCATACATGTCGAAAACTCGGAAATCTCTTTCTTCTTTACCAGGGCAATCATAACGCCATTTTGAAAGATTACCATACCATTCGCCAAAGATAGCAATTCCATTGTATTTCTTAAGCTTACGCTCAAGATCATATTTTTGAGCCATTGACCACCAATGATCATGAGAAAGCTTTGGATCAAACCATTTAAGATAAATGGAAGTCTTTACAGCTTCATACAATTTGCCACAAGCTTCAAGTAAAGAAGAAACAGAAGATATCCTCTTAAAAAAATCACCATATCTTACAGCCGGATGTTTTGCTTTAAAGAAATTACGTGAGCGAACCCAAAGTTTATTTTCCGCATAAACCATGCAAAGGTTTTGACCTTCAAGCTTTTCTTGAATTAAAACCTGCTCACCTTCTTCAAAAGCATAACCATATTTTGCCATACCTTCCAAGTCATACTTAAACATCTGAAATGTTTTTGGTGACTTTTCATTTTGATTATGGTTTTTTACTTTTTGAGAAACAACTTCATCAAGTTCTTCTTCATAAATACGCTTTTTCAAAGATAAGGCTTCTACTACAGAATCACCTTCTTTTAAGTCACTTGGAACTGGTGCAAGTAAACCTTCCGAATACGTTCCTCGCAAACGTCTTGCTTTGATGTAACGGTATTTTTCAGGAACCGAACCCACTTCATACAAAGGAATTGTTTTACCATTATCATCTTTTCCTGTTGGACAAAGAAAATGAAATTGTTCAGTATCTGGAACAACAGTATCATAAGGTAAAAATGCAGCCAAATCACCTTCTTTGAAGTCACCCTTTTTGAAAATAACTGGGTACTCATTCATTACAGTGGTAATGGAAAGAAAGTCAGAATTTGGTAGTGGTTTTACTTCTGAAATTTTAACTACAATAGGATGCCAATCACTCATACATTCACCTTACTTACAAAATCATTCATAATAATACCTGAAGCCACTGCGACATTCAAACTTGGAACAGAGCCAAATTGGTTGATATGAACAATGTTATGACAAAAGGACTGCATAAAAGGACTAATGCCATATCCTTCCGATCCAAAGATCATTAAAGTATTTGGCTTCCATTCAAAATCATTCATGGAAACACTTTTACCTTCCACATAATCCAAACCAACAATATGATCATGAGAGTTAAATAACTCTTTCAAACGATCAAAATCACGAACATAATTAACTGGAGTATAATGATATACACCACAGCAACCACGACGATCAAAACGTTTGTATCCTAAATAATAAACATCTCGGCATCCAAAAGCATTTGCATTCCGAATACCAGATGCCATATTGAAATCATGAAGGATATTCTCAAACAAAACAGAATAAGACTTTTTAGATTTATCAAGATGCTTTTTGATTTCATCTTGACTCATATGTTTTAGATCTTTAGATACATTATAATTCCAAGAGTTTTTCAACTCTTCCTCATTGGGAAGAATCTTACTCATAGTATCAAGGTATTCCGTTGGCATATCTGTTTTCTTAAGTTGCTCAAATTTATTCATTTTATTAATGATGTAAGATCTACATCATCTCCAATCCATTCATGAGAAAGTGTATTATCTTCTAAACGTTCAATAGAAAGAACGACGTAGCCATCTGTTTTATGTGTTTCATCAAAAAATGGATATGTACCTTCTTTTAAAGAAACTGGAAACTCACCAAGATCTTTAATTGTTACATACCCTGATTTAACAGGTAATGATAAACAAATTACAGTTAGATCTTGGATGATTTTGCTTAAAACAAATTGTTCCATAAATTCAAATCCTTGTTAACTCACGATTTGATAGATAAGATTCATCGCCATGATAAATTACTTTTTCAGCCGGGCGGCACATGTGAGGTGAATAATAAATATGATATTTACCTTTTTCAACCTCATCATAATGTGTGGCACCAAACAAATTGGTATTTTCAAAATTCATGTCTTTTTTATCAAGCTTGATTTTCTTTATCACAAGTCACCTCCGCATCAATGTAAGCACCCCGCTGGCGCTGTCAATACCTCTGGCGCCCACTTTCAGAACAACAAGATGTGTAACCACAAAATGTGCGTTCTCTTAATTTACGAATTGCCTTGGTATTAATAATAGCTGGACCAATGATTTCAACATAAATTGTTGGTAAAGAACGTATCATTGCATCCACAACATTATAAAATATTTGACATTTTATTTTTTCATTATCAGACAATGAATCATAATCATTTTCTTCAGATAAATGATGAGCATTTCTTGGATCTTTTAAAGAAGATCGGTTTAAATTATCAAATTTATTAATTTGATATTTTTATCATCATCATTCAAATTTTCCCAAGAAGAATAACTTTCACCAATCGTTGCAGCATATGCTGCCACAGCTTCATAACCAGCTTTTGCTAAAAGGTTTTGTCTTTCTATCACAAGCTTATTTGTTTTAAATTCATTAGGGACTTTCATGATTTCTTCTTATTTACATAAAATACAACAACACGATCTGAGGATTTATATGCTCGTACCACACCTTTAAAAGGTAAAAACTTTTGAATTTTTTCGCTTGGCTTTTCAGTAGTTTGTAGGTCTTGTTCTTGCATATCAAATCTCCACAATAAGGTTAGGGTTAAAAGATGGATTTTCTAATTTGTTTTTGGTATATTCATACCCACGAGGATTGCATAAATACCGAGTAGAGTTATCTATAAAATCAAAAGAAGCATGAGTATGTCCAGATACCCAAAGTTTGGCATTCATGTAATTTTGTAAAACATAAGGCTGGGCATGATAATAAAAAGTATTATCTTTGTCTGCATACAAAGGGTTTATTCCCTTCGGGTGAGCGAATGTATGAGTAACGACTACATCAGGGTCTCCATATTCTTGAAATGCATTTATCATAAATTCTTCACATTCATCCGTGAATTGATGATGATATTCTTGAAACCCAAGCATCTGATAAAAATCAGCAAATGTTTTATTTTCTGGGTTTTTATACATCCAAGGGCTTAGAAAAAACACCTTATCATCAATTTTAACAACTTTATTTAGACCCGATATAATACCGTAGTGTTCTAAAGTTTTTGACCAATCATCAAACTTCTTGATCATATGGTCATAACTTAAAAGTATCATTCCCCAAAAACAATGGTTACCTGGAACCCAAATGATTTTTTTATCTGCTGGTATAATTTCACGTAAGTATTTGGCGAATTTACCTGTTTTGCTGCTCTCGCAAACATCTCCAGCAATAACTAAAACATCATAATCACCTTCTGAGATACTTTTTATAATATTTCTTCCTGAGAATTTTTTATGATTAGAAACATCAAGATGCAAGTCTGATACTATTTTTAGCTTCATAGCCCACCAATATAACCATGCTTCGAACGATCGTCAACCCCTCATAAAACAACATGGTATTTTTTTAACATTTTAATAGGGAATTTATGAAAACACTTGAAAAATTAAAGAAACACTTTTACTTTTATCTTTATCTAATTTACTATTTTTTTATTGACCCATTAACTACTGTTGAAACTGGAGAGTTGATGGTTTCTGGAGAAGACTTTGCGGTATTTGAATTAAAAGAATGTCCAAAGAAAATAGAACTGCATTTTGATAAACATTTTGATCATTGCCAAACACCTTGTGATTATTCAGAATCTGAACTTGATTATGTGATAAAACATAAAAAGCTAATCATTGAATGGAAGGTTGTTGGCGTAAGGAAGATCAAATGGAAAATCATTTACTGAAAGTTTTAGTATACGGTTTTTATCAGAAAAATAATTTGGGTGATGATTTTTTTGAAGATGCATTTAAATCATTATTTCCATTTTTAAAATTTAAATTCGTAAACGAAATAAAATCAAAAGACTTACAAGAATATGATTATGTATTTTTTGGTGGAGGTTCTTTTGTTTATGATCCTATTCAAGTTGAAGATTTTAATTTGCTATTAGATAAAAATATATTTTACATTGGAGTTGGTGTGGAGAAAGTTATTCATGAACAACACCAATTGTTAATGCGTAAAGCCAAACTAATTGCAACCCGCTCAAATATGGCAATATTCGATTTATTAAAGCTAAATAAAAATAGTTTTATTATTCCAGATATTGTTTATGCAATACCACCAACAACATCAAATATAAAAATAAATAAAATTCTTTATATACCCAATGGTTGTGTGGTTCCTAATAATAAAAGTCCACATTGGATGCATAATTCTTGGAATTATTTTAAATCAGAATTCTCACAATTTCTAGATGAAACAAATTTGTCAATAGACATTTTACCCATGTGTGATTCAAAAGATAATAATGATATCGCTGCTGGATATGAAGTTATGAATTTATCCGTAAACAAAAAATATAATTTACTCGATAAACCATTAAACTTTAAATCAATGACTTATGAAATGAGCAAGTATCCAATAGTCATCACACAAAGATTCCATGGGATTATCTTATCTGAAATACTTGGTAAAAATTACATAAACATACATCATCATGATAAATTAAAACAAGCAAAGCCACATAGTGGTTCAGCTATTTCTTATTATGGTTTAACAAAAGATGAAATTTCTTTGAAATTCAATATTGAAAAAAATAAAACAAAAAATCCATTCATAATATCAAATACATTTGAGGATTTGAGTTTCAAAGTAAAATCAATATTGGAGAGGTTATGAGATTTGCTGGAGTAAAAAATAATAAAATTTTTGTAGTATCCGATAAGCAAATAAATAATTCAAATTATGAAGTTATTAAAGTTGATGATCATCTTGATTCTGTAAAAGATGTTGATCTTATTATGAACTACAAAGTATTTGAAAATAAAATAGTACCTCAAAAATCACAAAAACCATTATCAGAACTAAAATTTGCATTTATAGGTAATTGGAGAATGAAATGTGGTATCTCTACATATTCAGAAAATCTATTGCCATATATTGTTAAAGAATTTAAACATTTTAAATTATTTGTTGAAGAAAATGATTCACCAACACATGATATATTTCAAGTTGGTGAATATACTTTGGATAAAGATCAAGTTAGCACTTGTTGGAAACGCGGAGAATCTTTAAAAAAATTGGTTGATGAAATCAAAAAATACAATCCAGATGTTATTTTAATTCAGCATGAATTTGGATTATGGCACAATGCAAGATATTGGCTTTCTTTTATGAACCAAATATCTGAGTTTAAAACATTTGTTACTATGCATTCTGTGTTTTATCATAAAGACAAAACAATATGTGAAGCTGCAATGCCAAATATTATTGTTCATCTTGATGGCGCAAAGAAAGTTTTAAAAGAAGATAAAGGTGTGCCAGGTAATGTATTTGTTATTCCTCATGGTTTTAACAAAGCTACAAAAGAAAAGCTATGGAATTTCTATAAAAGTGATAAAACATTTATGCAATTTGGCTTTGGCTTTAGATACAAAGGCTGGGAAAATTGTATTAAAGCAACTGCTATTCTAAAAGAAAAATACAAAGATGTTTTTTTTACAGGTTTATTTTCTGAATCACCATTTAATAAATTAGATCATGAATTGTATTATAATGACTTGATGGCTTTAATTTCTTCTTTGGGTTTGGAAGAAAATGTTGCTCTTATTCGCGGGTATCAATCCAATGAAACGCTAGACGCGTATCTAAGGACGAATCAAGCTTGTGTGTTTCCATATGGCTCTCACCCCGAACATGAGGTTTTTGGAGCCTCTGGGGCAGCAAGAATGGCAATGGCAGCGGGGACCAGCACGATCACTTCTTCTATCCATCATTTTGCGGATATTCCTTCTATCAAAGTTGATACAGAAGAAGATATGGCAAATGCTTTATCCACCATCTTTGAATCCAATGAAAAAAAGCAAAAACAAATTGATGTACAATTTGAATTTGCTTTAAACAACAGCTGGGAAAAATGCGCTGAAAAATACTTGGATTTGTTCAAATCTTAAAATACAAGTTTTTTAATGTCGTATTCCCTTTTATAACCTTGATACAAATTTCTTAAAAATAAACCATCAGAATAATATAAACTGATGGTTATATTTTCATTATAATCTTGTATTAGTATGCAATACTTTACTTTATTTATTGTTGCGTAAATTTTGTATTGATTTTCTTTTTCATTGTAAGAAAGAATAGATCCTATAAAGTGATCTTTTATCTCTTGAGAGATAAAAAGAATGTCTTTTGTTTTCCTCCGACAAGAAAGAAAAATAAAAGACATCACACCAAGTACAAGTAAAAGATAAAGCATCACTTAAGAGCTTTAAAGAATCCTTGCACAACAGAAGTTAGTGTGCCAGTAACAGCTTGGTATTGCATTGACTTACCAACATCTTGTCCAAGGGACTTTTCTTTGGAAGTTTGCTCAACAAGCTTACCCACACCAAACGCCGCTGCCGCCTTGGTAATACCAGATGCCAAAGTTACTGTAATAACCTTTGGAACAGGCAATGCATCGGCAACTTTATCCACAGCAAGATGGACAGCTTTGTTTGCTGAACTTGCAGCAAGAGCAGTAGCAGTATCTTTAACCATATTTTTTAGCATATCTTTCATAATATTCTCCTATAAATGCCATTAGGCAAAATCATTTCATGTTCTTTGCGTTTTTGCAAATCAAATCTTCAATATCCAAAACCTTTAGACGCTCTTCTTTTGAAAGAGAATCCTCATTTTTCATGTATTCTTCAAGCGTTTTTGCATGTAGATAGTTTGACATAGTGATGCAAAAATTATTCATATTGATCACATTTTTCATCATATCATTCCCCCTTTTTACACATAAGTTCAATAAAACGCATGGAAACAGCAATACCAATCGCAGGGAGTAATCCTAAATGACCAGGAAATTTAATAAGTGGAATAACAACAACATTTGCCACAATCAGGATGAAAATAGTATATACAATTGCACGCCACATAAATTTCTCTTTTCTTTCTCCCGGCGAAGTTGCCGACTCCCTTATCATAAGGCGCCCCCAACGTTGCGCAAGGGGTTAGCCGAACATGCTGTATTTTTCCATCACAGAAAATTTTTTCATATCATCATCATTTGATACAGAGAAAATTAGTCTACCTTGATAAAGATACAACTTTTTTCCATCTGCATATTCTACGGCTGGTCCATCTTCTCGATGCGCTTTTCCTTCTATATACCAACGCTTTGTACCATTTTCGTAAACAACAGCTGGTCCATTTTCATTATGCAACACACTGTCCTTAAAATGAGCTTCAATTAATTTTTTACTCATATCATACTGCCATTGGTGCTTTTAATGGTGGATGTGATTTATAATCTTTTAATACAAAACCAGATAATGGTATTGCTTTCTTACCAAAAACAAGTGTCTCTAAATCTTCTTTAGATGGTAACATCAATGTTGGAGCTGGCAAATGATCTTTACTAAGTTGCTCTTCCACTTGCTTTACATGATTGGAATAAATATGAGCATCACCAATAGATTGTATCAAAAACCTTGGTTGGTAACCCGTTAGTTTTCCAACAATATGAGTAAGCAAAGCGTAACTTGCAATATTAAAAGGTGCACCTAAAAACAAATCATTAGATCTCATGTAAAAATGACAATCTAACTCATTTGTTTTTGTTACATAAAATTGAAAAGAAATATGACATGGTGGTAATGCAACTTCATTCACAAAAACATCAACAGGATTCCAAAATGAAATAAAGTGCCTTCTTGAATAAGGATCTTTTTTTATACAGTCAATAATATTTGATAATTGATCAAAAGAACCATTACTCCATGATCTTAATTGGACACCATAAACAGGACCTAAGATTGGATTTCCTTTTGCGTTAGCTGTCCAGATGGTTGTTTTGTCTTTTAGATTTTCTCGCTTATCTTCATAAAGAATTTCTGCCAAACGACGCTCATCATTGCTACCTTCAATAAACCACATCAATTCGCTTACAACAGCTTTCCAAGCGAGTTTCTTAGTGGTAATGGCTGGGAACCCTTCTCGCAAATCAAAACGCATCTGAGCGCCAAATAAGCCGATTGTACCTGTGTTGGTTCGATCATCACGAACCTCACCTTCTTCAAGTACTTTTTTTAATAAATCATGATACTCAATCATTTTCTTCCTTTGTATTTTGAAATTTCAGATTCAAGAAAGTTGTTGTACTTTTCTAAAATCTCAAAGTTATTTTGCTTTATATATCGCTCAATGCAATACCCAGTAAAATACATAAAAGTACAAATCAATACCCACGGGTTTTGTGCTATGAAATCTATCATTTTTTACCCTGTAATTTGTCTAACAATATTTGATTGTGAATGACTTTTTCAGAAATTTCATGTAGTTGTTTATCTAATTTTTTAAATGTTATTTTACAAATAATAAGATAGATAAAACCAATAATTAAAACTAAGAATATTGATATCATTTAAGAATACTTTCAATGCAAAAAAAAACAATATAGCATAAATCATGATACAAGAAGGCGCTATAAATGCAATGCTTTTTATAAATTTTTTCATAGTATGAGTTCTTTAAAAATAAAGAAAACAAGCCAAATATCTATCAATATAAATATAGACAATATTACATCAACAAATGGATCAGACTTTACGTGGCGGTGGTATTGTTGGGGTTTCTGAGCCGGCATGACGATCCTCAATATTTTTAATTTCAGATAAAGCTGTTAATTTACAGCCTTCGCAAAATCTTTTTAAAAGCTTTTCTACATTTGGATCTGAATAATTAGAATATTCATTGCATAAAAATATGATATCATCATACACATATTTTGCGCCATTGAAATCAAAATTCTCTTTAAGAGTTGTAGCTCTATCAAACAAACGTTTTAAATGATTTATTCTTTTATCATGAGTTTCACGATTCAAAATTATCTTTGCATTTGCAATTTCCATTTGTTGAATCTTATCATTCCAATCCACAGATTTCTCTGGTTTTATATCCGAAAGAAGTGATGAATAATATTCATTCTCTTCTGGTGGTGGAAGAATATTTGCATATTTTTTAGATAATTTTATGGCTAATTTTTGAATCCTACTCATTCTTAAATGAATAAATATGAGTGGTTATTAAATATACTTATTATTCAAGTAACAATATTTTTTATTATTTATCATTGGTTTTGCGTATTTAAAAACTTTACTTGTATCAATTTGTGGTGTATTTTGTTTAATATATGGGGTTAAGATATTTTTAATGTGAAAATCAGAAAACATACCATTATCTTTATGAATGTAAAAAATAACAGCAAATAAATCTGTAATTGAAGATTTTGTAGTTATTTTTGTTTGAAGATTATACAAAGTATTAACATCTAACTCATGAAATTGATCCATTGTTAGTTCAAGATCAAATTCAGCAAATGAAAAAATTAATTGATAATATTTTTCAAACAACCCACATTCTGGATGTTTTGAGTTTTCTAAAAAACCCTCTTTATTCCTTGTAAATTTGTCATATTTTGTTTCATTATTTATTTTATATGAAATCATTTGAATAATTCTATATTTAAGAAAATTATCATCTTCTTTCATTATTTTATCAATTACATGTAGTAATTTGAAAATTTGCAAATCATGACCTTCATTTTTAAATGATGATAATGACGATATAATGTTATTTATCTTCATATAAAATGATGGCATTTTTACATGAAATTCCGAGGGCTGTATAGGTGGGCTTAATATATTCTTATTCTTATCCAAATATTTAGATAGATGAATAATCATATCATCATTAAAATTATCATACTCTACAATATTATTGAAACTACCAGTAATTTTTACATCTGAAATAATACTAGTACATATTTCATCAATATATGCGTTTAATTCATTGATGTAAGATACTTTAATATCTAGATCAAATCTATTTTTATAATAGATATCTTCTTTCAATATTTTGCGATCATACAATCTAAAATAAGTGTAAATATCTTTTTTTTCTTTTAATTCATCTACCATTTTCTAAATCCAGTTGTAGCAGAATAAACAAGTACAACTTCTTTATTATTGCCATCATGTTTTTCAATTTGAGATTGAAATCCAGCTTTTACAGCTATTTTCTTTGCCCCTTCTAATGTATCAGAGCAGTTATCTGAGTAATATGAAAAATTTATGAAATAAACTTTGTAAGTCATAAAATGAAAAATGGCGGATTTTACTCCGCCATTATTAAATCAACCGGTTGTGCGGGAGCTTAAAAGAACTTGTTGGTATTTGCGCAAATCCTTTTTGCTAGAAAAAGCTTTTGAACAACGGCGTGAAAGAACTTTGTGAGACTTAATCTCAGCAAGAATCATTTTTTTCACAAGCTCACCATCATAAGATTCTGGGTAATCCTTAAGACCAATCTCTGTAGTAATTGGAATCTTGAAAGATTCTTCTTCCAAACGCTCCATAGCTTGAGACATACCAAGTTGACGGTTGAAAACTTCTTTGTACGACTTACTGAGTCGGGGAATAGAATATTGATACTGAACTTCCTTATCCACCACTCGATATGCTATGGTGCAAAGAATTGTGCTTTCAGAGTAAAGATTGAATGTGTAATTTTGTTTTAGCTTTGCCATGATGAAACCTCTTTAAATGTAATTTGTGGGAAATAAACAATAACTTCGAAACCAATTTGATCCTCAAAACACTGCGAAAAAGCTTCCCTTAGTTGAGGGATAACCCATTGTATGTTTTTTTGATCAAGTAAAATGCCAGATAAAACTTCACAAAACAAATCTGTTTTGCCTCGTAATCCTGGTCCCTTCAATCCAAGGCAGTTTTTACCCTGGAGTGTCTTTGGCGTATAATCAATAAGTTGATATCCAAGATCAAAGAAGAAAGAATGCAAGGAAGGTAACGCACCTTTAAATTCATCCTCATATTTAGAGGATTCTTTCATCATAAATCACTTATGCTTGTTAGCAGCTTTTTGATCGTCAACCAATTCTGCTTCCAAAGAAGTTGAAGAACTGGTGCCCTCAGCAATTCGTGCAGTTGCAACAGGTTGTGGCAACTTATCCATTGCAGTGTTGAAAATGGGTAACACGCTCTCCGCAAGCGCACCAATAAGTGTATTACCAGCCTTGGCGATACCTTCTGTGGCAAACTCATCTGCTAAACGATGCACACGAGGATCCTCAATAGGAGCTTGGCTTAGTGCCGTACCAATACCAAACGAAACCAATGACAAACCAAGATCCGTCTCAAGAAATGCTTCCAAACCCTTCATGGCATCTGAGGTTGGATTTGCAGCAGAAAATGCCTTCAAAATAGCAGCACGACCTGCTTTTGAAATTTGATTGCTAGCAACACGGTATTGCGCTTCAATACCAGCAGATTTCGTGAGTTCTTTTAAATTCTTTTTCATATATTTTCCTTCTGCTCACTTGAGCCTTTGTAAGATAACCACCGCGCTACGCTTGTCAACACAACCCACGCTTTTAACACACTCAGTCATAACATTCATTTTCAAAAAATTCATAATCATCATCATAATCATAATCATGTTCTTGATCATTATAGTTAACGCAAATTACATCAGAGTCTTCTAATACAACTGAATCAATAATAATCATTTTTCACCCATCTTTGAAAGAAAAAAGTCAATTAAACTGGTTGGATATCCACCAATATCTTTTTGAGCATCTAAGAATTTGTCAAAATCACCATGCTTTAACATACCAAACAAAATATGTTTGTAATTACTATATTTACCGACAACATATAATGCGAATTCTTTTTTATTATTCGGATCTGTAGAAGATAAACAATCTTTAAAAGCATCTTTTATTTCATGAGAAATAACAATATACTTTTCTTTTAAAGCCATAAGTTCTTCAAACAAAATCTTTGGAATCAAAGGCTCCAAATCATCTTCTAGATTGTTGATAATAGCTTGAAGCATATTACGCTTGCTTGAACCAACATTTGATGAAAGATGATGAGCAGCAACATAATTCCCACTTTTAATTTTCACACGCCGAAAATCAGGCGTTAAAATAACAAAACCTTCAGCTTCTTTTGCAGGGCGATTTTCTAAAAATAAAATCAAACCTTCCCAATGATCAAAAGAATGTGTCTTTGCTTTTTCTACAGGCAAATCAATTTGTTCAATATCCATTTCTTCCAATGTAATATTAGAACGACAACCTGTTAAAACAAGTTTTGGATGATCATGCAATACCACGATTTGATTCCATGGACTCAATATTTCAAAAATATACGTATTATTTTTATCTAACAATGACGTAAAATCATTGAAGTTCAAATTATTGTACGTTAAACAACGTTCAAATATCTCTCTAAATGTTAGATCTAACTGGTTTTTAATATCTGCATCTGGAGCGGAACGTGTGGCTACACACCATTGTCCCATATCATAATAAACAATACCACAAGTGCCATCATACTTTTCATAAACCTTAGAAGCTAAAATTTCTTCTTTGGTTGAAATGGAGGCGGATCCTTGACCAAAATTAAAGAATCTAAAAAATGGGACAGCAATTGATTTATATTCATTGCCTTCCATGCGAACGATAAGACCACGACATTCTTGTGCGATTTCATCATCATTGGAAGCTTCCAATGAATCATAATTCAAAGAAATCTTATTATTGCTACCAATACTAAACTCAACTTTATGATCTTCGTAAAGATCTTCTAAAGATTTTCCAGAGTTTAAATATTGCAATGTTTTTAAAGTTTTCATTGGTCATCCATGTCGTAACTATTGTTTTCTTCTTTTGACCAAATCTTCGCGATATCACGATCTTCTTTTGAAGCAAATTGAATTTGTGACTTCACATGCTCAATAAGAGATTCACGATTTTTCAAAGCATCTTTTTTTGGATACGTAGAATTGATTAATGCAAATTTCATGCAAAATCGAATTTTTGACTTCATAGACAAAGCAATGATTTCATCAATTTGATCACATTTATTATGCTTAATCAGATAATTCATTTCCATTAAAACGGATCTACAGCAAGAAATACCAGGGTTTACCCTTCCGTATTCCTCAAACATTTGTACAATTAATTCAGGATCCATTTTCAATCACCGAAGGAACAATAAACCAACTTTTAACGGGTGATGCTTTTTCATCATGCGTCCATTTTTCTTCATATGCATTATAAGAGTCAATGAATGTTTCATTATTTTCCGTGGTGGAAACAAACTTAAAGTAAGGTGGAGCCCAAGAAGGAATTGGGTCAAGACTATCCAAAATGTCAACGTGCTCTGCACGGAAATAATTAATGGAATAATCTTCACCTTGACAAAAGAAAACACGAGTTGGAGAATCATATTCCAAAACATAATAATGTTTGTTATCCTGCTGATGCTTTACAACAATCGCTTCTTCTGGTTTTGCTTTCATACAACCTCTTGGTTAGACCGTTGTGGTCAGGTAAGCACACAACATAACACGCCTCACCCATCCGTCAAGTGCTTTTTATTCTTCCGTAACATATCTACATTTTCAGATATCTTACTATGAAATCAAACATAAAAAACATTATCTCACAAATAAATCTTATAAAAAATGCTGGAATGATTGATGTTCCTAATTTTATTCTTCAAAAATTCAAACAAGAAATGCCAAAAAGAATAAATTCAAAAATCAACTTATTTATAAAATCAAATCGTGATTTACATTTAGAGTCCAAACTAAAAGATGCCACTTCATTCTCTGATATTTATTTTGAAATAAACTCAAAAGAAGATTTGCAAGATTGGAAATACAAAGATTATTGGGTAAATGATTTACATGTTTCTTTAAATGTTGTATTTGCTGGTTTAAAATCTGATGTTAATTCTTTATCTGCTGCAAATTTCACTCATGAATATGATCCAAAAGAAAACTTATTGGATTGTCAAATTGTTATTAATGTACCCAAGATAACAATTGAAGATGTTCAAGATCCCATACCTCTTTATAAAGAAATTTATTCTTTGTTTCATCATGAATTAACTCATTTTGCACAAACTCTTTTGTACAAAATAAAAAATAATGATCATGGTAAATATTATGGTAATTGGAACAAAAAAACAATTGACCTTAACAATCATACTCAAAATTCTTTAGAACTTTTAGAAGAACATTCTTTGATGGATATTGAGTTTTATCCAAATATTATCACACAAATAAATAATTTTGAAAATTACTTAAAAACAAATGATAAATCTTTGGATGAAAATCTAAAAGAATTTATTGGAATACATGATGTGCCAAAATCACCTTTCTTTGCAGCATTAAAAAAACACAACAAAGAAAAATACAAAAAAGCAATCAAAGAATTTTATAAACTTTATTCGAACCAAGAATAAAGATCTTCAACATAAGAATTTAAAGCTTCAACTTTATGAAAGTTACCTTCATAAACAATTGGACAAAGATTTTTGTTTTCAACAACCCAATCAACCATAAAAGCTTCTTTTGTGGCAGGTTGATGTGAATCCCTCCTGCCATCATTCATAGAAATATGAATTTCTCTTATATTATCATACCCCTGAATTCTTTTTATTGTTTTATCTGAAATTAATTTTTGATGTTTCAAAATATAAACATGTGAAATATCAAGTGCAATTGGTCTTTTTGTATCCAAATAATAATTTATCTCTTCATCATTTGCAAGCCAATAACCTGGATGCATAATTTCAAAAACCTGATTCTCAGGTTGTTTTTCTAACCACTCTTTAAATGTCATTGAATTTAATAACTTATTTGGTGGGTGAACAGATCTTTCATCTTGAATAAGTAATTCGAGATTGTTATTATAAATAGATGGAGCTACAGAATAATAACTAAAATTATGATGTACCTTATCTTGTGGTGATATAATACTTTTGAATAATTTATTAATCTTATTCCCAGAACACAATTGTATTGCTTTTGGTTTTAAGTTTTTTAGTTTGTTATAAGCTTCAACTTGATCTATGCCTTGAAAACAAGATGTGGCAAAATGAATGTAATTTGATTGCATTTATGAATAATTCCGAATAAGGTTTGTAGGTTATATTCTATATAGGTGAAAAAATGGATCCAGTTATTAAAAAATTAGCAGATATTGTCAAGAAACAACAAGTTATTATCAAAAAACTTGCTCAACAACGTTCTTTAGATGATGCAATGAGGGACGCTGCCGAGCATCCAGAATTGCACAATTCCGCTCCAGGTTTGCGCTCTGCCCCTGGGTTAAGCTCTAACCCACAGATGGACGACACTGGACCCGATATTGGTAAGGTCGCTCCTGCGGTTCGTCCAACCCAACCAGCAGCAACTCCCATCCCAGCCGCTGATCGTCAAAAATATCTTCCTGTTGATGTTTCAGCTGCTTTAAAACAAGTTGCAAAAGCGAATGGTGATTCAAAGGGTAAATTCAATCAAGCTTCTTTAAAATATATTTCTTCTGTTAAGAAAAGCCCAGATGGTTCAGTGTTTCATTTTACCGTTAGTTCTTCTCAATTGAAAAATGCTTATCAAACAATGTTGCAAGATCCATCTAAGCAAGATAAACTTGATAAAGCAAAAGGTCAAATTCTTAACCAAGATGCCAAAGTTCGTAAAATGCTAGAACTAGCTGTACAAGAACTTAATCAAGGTAAACCAGCTAAATACGATTACAAATACTTATGAAAAAAAGCCACTGCAAAGTGGCTTTTTTATTTAGTACCTCAAATATTTACCACCATATTTTCCCCAAATTTTCAAATCACATGCAAGTATGATTAAATCAATATATTTATCATTAATTTCTGATAATTCTTTGATAACTTCAACTAATTCATTAATATGAATTTCATTGATTTTATTTAAAATCAATTCTTCATCTTCAAATTGACATTTCATATCTTCAATTATATCTTCAACATATGATCCTTGATTTGATAAATCATAATTGAATAAACGGATATCTTTATGAGAATCATCATTGTAATAAACAACCATGTAAACAGAATCTGAATAGCCACCTTCATCATTATATGAGCGATTAAGGTCAAATGAAAGATGACATTTTTCTGGAAGTTTTAATTTACATGTATCATAAAACATCTTCTCAACATCACAAATAAGTTCTTCTTGAAGTGCTTTATATTTGGTTAGTTTTAATTTAAAAGATTCCATCAGTAACCAATCTTAACTGGAATGCATGAAAGACCTAGCAAATGATTGTATTCATTTAGTGACATGCAATCCATAACATGTTTTGCTATTTTCTCTAAATTATCAGTAAGTAATTTAATTTGCTTTTTTGTTAATCCAGTTTCAACTGGATCAATGTAATATTGCATCTCACTTCTAATATCTTCATTTATTACAATTGAACCGCCATCATAGATTAAATAGCAACAAATATTAACACCACCCTCATCATCCCCTTCATTATAAATTCTCCATTCCTTTACTTTTGGAAAGGTTTGTTTAATTTCCTCGGATAGTAAAGAAATATGATTTCGTTTGGCTTCATTTAAAGCATTTAAGGCGTCATTATATTTACCATACAATTTATCAATTTTTTTCGCTAGTTGTGCTTTTGTTTGTTTTTTTTCAGTATTCTCCATCTCGAACCTCTACTGGTAATTTATATTCATCACAATCGCCATCTGTACAAAAAGTATAAAATGTTTTCAAGAATTGTTGAATAACTTTTTTGTCTTTTTCTTTTAGATCCTCTGGTAAGAAAGTATCTAATGTAAATTTAGAACAATCTTCCGTGTTCATAAGAGCATCTTCTGAATCCATTTTGTAAACATTATAAGACTCATCATCTTCTTGCACCACACAAACATCGTAGCATCTAACCCGACCCACATGGTTTCGCAATGAACTGTTAGATTTGCTTTAGTTAAAGCTTCTTTTGCTTTATCATATAGGGATAAACTTCTTCTTTTAGTTGATGAACTTCTGCTTGAAGATTTGAAATTTTTTCTTGTAATTTTTCAATTTTATTTATTTTTACATCACTCATATTGCGTTCCTTAATTTTTACTTCATCTAACTTTGAATTAGTCATGTTCATATTCCTTTGGAATATCTGTATTATCACAAACATCTTCTAACCAAGACTCATCCGCATAATGTTGTAAGAAATCTGTTATTTTTTCAGCTAATTCATCCATCTTTTGTGCATCTTCCGATTGGAAATCTTTAATATCACATTCTTCCAAGAAATCTAAAGCACTAATATCATTCACATACTCAGAAGCATGTTCAATTGTTTTCACTTCTTTTTTGTGTTTAACTACAATAGTTTCATATGTTTTGTGAAAGTGTAAATTAGGTGTAAAACTTTCTTTACCATCATCATCGTGAGAATAGCTACAAATTAACTGAAGTCCAACCTAATGTTTTTGAGCAGCTGGTATTTCCTTGAATTCTTTATAAAAACCATTTAATATACCCGCCGAAATATCAACGATTTTACAGTGAATTTCATTGCTTTTAGCAATTAAGTCATCAATTTCTTTATTCATTTTATTCATTTTATTAATATTTCAGCTGAAATCATATTTAGATGGAAGGATTGTTTTGTCTAATGTATCTTCAATCCAAGGTTCTGCGGAATAAAACTCAATTAACTCACTTATTTTAGTTAATAGTTTCTCTCCATTTTCGATATCCTCATTTGGAAGATCTTTATCAATACCTAGTTTATCTGTCATAAAGTCTAATAGCGATTGATCTTCAAAATATGTAGATATGAAATTAGGCTCTTCTATTATTTTACATTTTCTTTTATCTTGAGTAGTTTCCTCTGGTTTATGAATGGTTTTAATGAGAATAAGTTTTGGATAAAAATCTTCTCCACCATTATCATTTGAATCGTAGTATTTAAATACAAAGATCTCAATGCCATGTTTTTTGATTGTTGGTATTTCTGTAAATTCTTTATAGTAACCATCCAATAAGTCACTTGATATCTTTGCCATCTCATTGAAAAGTTCATTTACTTTTTCTTTTAATTTGTTAATATCTTTATTCATATTATTTACCTATATGTGTTGCATTAAAGTTTCATAATCAATATGAGTTCTTTCAGTTAATCTATATTGCTCTCTAGCAATTTTATCCACACTTCTCTTTAGTTTACCCAGTGTAAAATGAAAATTAACCATATAAACATCATTGTGTTTTAATGTTGGTAATCCAAAATGTTCTCTAATTCTACATAAATCTTCCGAATAACAATCTGTCCAAACATGTAAGCCATTTGTTTCATATTTTGAACTACACTTAAATTTTATAGTTGCATCTTGGAATTTTTTGTTAAACCAATCATTATTTATAGAAGGTAACTCTGATTTAATTACGGAAATATGTGGTTTTTATTTACTTTTAAATCTAAATTAAATTTTTCAATTTGAGAATTTTGAATTTCTTGACTGATATGCAATAACATCCAATCATCCTCATATTTAATAATACCTTCAACATAAGATGAATTCGAATAATCTAATATGGATGAACTCATTTTATTTCCTTTAATGAATTGGCAATGGTTTTATCAAATCTAATTTCTAAAAATACTGGTAAGAATAATGACCAAGCATCATGTTTATCTTGTATTTTTGTGTTGTATTGTACCTTGGCTATTTTTCCAACCCATGATTCTGGGTCTTTGGAAAAATGAATAAGCATATCTTCGGTAAAACCAGATCCAACATTAACATTTAATGTTTTATCTTCAGACTGACAGATAAATCCACCAATCCATCCGTTTTCTTTTCGCTTATTTTCACCTTCAAAGTAACCAATGATTTTCAAGTCACAATCATTTACTTCTTTTAACTTAATCCAATGCTTTGAGCGTTTGCATTCGTAAAGGTGTGAAGCTGTCTTAATGATAAGACCTTCGCCTCCTTTGGCAACCACTTTGTTGAACAAATCATTAATTTCTGTTTTAGAAGAAACAACATGCATCTCTGCTTGAAGCAAATGCTTAAAAGAAGTGTCAAGAAATGTAGAAACAATTTGTTCCCTACGTTTTGTATATGGAACATTTCCTGTAATATCTTTTTCAATCCAAGCAAAATCACCAACATCAAATATATTGAAAAGCAAATCACTATCTAAAGCTGATTTGGCTTTTCCCTTTAGAATTTGGTTTACTTTACCTGTTACAGATTTGCGATTAAAGTCTGTTAACTCACCATCAATAAATACTTGATGGGAAATATTATTTTGTTGTTTAAACTTTTTGATAAATTCCGCCGCTTCTTTTTCAATAGAAGGCATCAAATCTGAATTAAGAATATTGAAATTTCTGGTGTAAAAAGTTACGCCTTCTTTTTCTTCAACAGCAATTACACGCACACCATCATATTTGATTTCAGCATAATTCACTTTTGAAGTATCAATTTGCGTCATATCATCTTGTGCTGCCATTAACTCCAAATCTGGAATAAAGTTCTTGCCAAAAACTTTGTTGATAATAGAAACACCAACGCCAATATTAAGGTTTTTTGTTAGGATTTTAACAAGCATTTCTTTTTGTTCATCCGAACAAGATAAGCAACTCACTTGCTTTTCCAAGAAATGACGATCTTCATCTTTTGCTGCTTTCACAGTAAGTAGATAATTGATTTTTTCTTGGATTTTATCAAATGCATCATCACTTGTGGATGAAGAAGTTGTAATACTTAATTTTGAAACTTTTGTTGTTTTGAATGGATTTGTTGCTATTTGCAGAAGCCATTTCATAGTTTCTGTCTTACAATCAGCAAGTAATTTTTGTTTTTCAGTTGCTGAACCTGTCCCAGATAACTGAGACATATCAATAAGTGTTTGTAATTCTTTCATCAATCATTCCTCATCTTCTATTTTAAATCCAGATTTTTTTAGAATCTTCACTATATCCAAATGATTTTGGCTTGCATCATATGTTAGCTCATAAAATGAATCAACGAATTTTTTAAAAGATTTCTTATCATCTTTGCCAAAAGCATTAAGACATTCAATATCCTCGAAATCAAAGTCATCAAGAATATAATTTTCTTTTAAATATAGCGAATAATCTGTGATTATTCCACCCTCATCATCACTATTAATATCTACCATGATAATTAACTTATCAACAGATGAAATTAATTTCTTGACTTGTGAATATTCCCATTTAAAAACATCGATATAAGAATTTGTAAAATCTTCTTTTGATTTTTTAAATGCAACTTCTGCTTCTTTTATTTTTTCTCTTAGTTCTTTTGACATATTAGTAATCAGAGCTTTCTTTAATACCAATATTAAATGCAATGTTTTCACAATCAAGATAAGTTTCTCCCAACATATCATCAAATGATTCTGAAAATTCTTTGAAATTTTCTTTTTGTTCTTCTGTTAGTTTTTCAACTTCTGATTCTTCAAAATAATCTTCTAAGCAATCAATATCAAAATAATATCCATTAATACATGGATTATAATACGTCTTTGTACCACCCTCATCATTTGAGCTATAAGAAATATTAAGAGTTAAACCACCAATAGCTTTAGTAAGGTCTTTTATTTTATTGTATTGATATTTTAAAAGATCAATGTATAATTGTGAAATTTCATCACGAGTATCTTTATATTTTTTAATGGATGAATTAATTTTATCTTTTGTTTCTACTACATTCATAATCAATATACTTCCTTAATTTTCATACCATATTTTCTCAAAGTATTAACACCATCAAAATCATCACTTCTTACGATTGCCTCAATTGTATTGCTAAAATCGTGAAAAAACTCCACTTGCTCTTCAGTTGGTTTATTACCTAAATCAGCTAAAAAATCACCACAACGTTCATCAAGCCCTAAATAACTACCAGCTAAGACAAGAGAATAACTTTTGTATGTACCACCTTCATCATTGTAGTGATTACTTACATTAAGACTAATCTCACCAATTGGTTCAATAAATTCTTTAATTTTCTCATAGTCAGCTTTTAGTAAATCAACATGTAAGTCTGATAGTTCTTTTCTTAATTCATTCGCTTTTTCTTTAGACACTTTGATTTTTTCTAAAATTTCTGTATTACTCATATTTTCTTACCTTTAAAAAATAAACCCAACTTTCGTCGGGTTTATTGTTATCACTGTTCAGATAGTCGTTTTCGTATTTCATCCATAGAATCATTTACCAAAACTTCACCATTCAAATATACGGTTTGCATAACCGAGTTAGTATGAGGTTCTTTATCACCAAGAGCAGAAGTTTGATAAAGACCAAATACATCCACCAAATCCAATCGACCCGCTTTGCTGCGCTTCCCTGGGTCCGTAACGGGATCTTTAAAGACTTCACGAGTCTTTCCATCAACAGTGATAGAAGAGCACTTCATGGCGAATTTAAAGGTGTCACGATTGGGAGCTTGAAGCAATGCTCCGCCCATCCCAAAAGCAATATTCGTTGCTGAATATTTATGGGAAACTAAATTATCCAAAATATCTTTAATCGAATCATAATTAATACCATCACCTTGAATAACTCGAATATTATTAAGAACTTTATAACCCTTACTATTTAGGGTATGACCAAATTTTTTATCAAGAGATTGTACAACTTGCAAAACAATATCTTTTGGGATACCAGAATCTGGACGAATAACAACAGTTGCTCCAGAATCAATTACCTCTTGCTTGAGTTTATCTCCCCACAAATTCTCACAAGCATTGATAATATCATAACTATCAGAAACAACAGCTAGTATAGAACCAGGTTTAGCAAATTGCTTAAGCATATTACGATAAGCATCTTCTTCATGATCCTTACCCCATGAAGTGATTGAACTATGCTCCGCTGCTGGAATACTAAATCCAGCCATCTTGCAATTATAAAATTTATTTGCCATTCGAATACCTGCGACAGTATCAGAACCCAAAAAGTTTACCAAATGAGCTGCACCGCCAATTGCTGCGCTTTCTTGACTTGAAACTCCCCGAGAGCCGAAGTCATGGATTTTGAAGGAAATTTCAGCACTTGGGTCATCTGAGGATTGTTCCAAATACTTCATAACAAGTTTTTTCATGAAGTATGAATTGGTAGCAACGGTAATTGGATACCAAATTCGAAGAAGCATTGTTTCGAGCCAAGAAACAACCCAAAATGCTTTTGGATCAGTAGACTCCACAGAAACAAGAATGTTATGAGTTTCAATCAAAGAACCTTCCTTGGGTGCTCGAATACGTACTGGAAGTTTACCACCAAGATCCTTGGCAATATACATCCAGCCTTCATAATTAAAAGGTTCACCATGAGCATCAAAAAATTCTTTTGCTTCTTCAACTTCTTCAACAGTAACGCGATGAGTTAAATACTTCTTTAGATAATATTGAAGACCAAAGAAAACAGTACTTTCAAAGGGTCCACCCCGAGATTCCACGTAGCTAAACATACTCGTGGTATTAGGTGGGTATTGCACCGAATGACTTACTTTATAAGAATCAACGTCAATAAGATAATTTTCCATAATATACTCCTGTAATTTGTTATTTTTTATCCCCTACCTGGGATCAAACCTCAGAATAAGTTCTGTGATGTGATGTAAAATAACTTAAAATATGATAATGATCTTCAAAAAACAACTTTGGATTTGCCATTGCTTGGTTGATTTCAACCCATGAGGCGGATGCAGCGTCATCCCCACCTGTTACTTTTGGTAGCGATTTACCCGTACCTTCATAAAAGAAAGCATGAGTAATTGCTCTACCACGAGAACTTCTACTTGGATGATCAAAAACTTTTGATTCAACAAAAGTAAAATCCTTGTTTTTATACAAATTTAAATTTGTCTCCTCCAACAACTCTCTTTTTGCACCATCAATAATTCTTTCATTTTGATTCAAGAATCCTCCGGGCAATGCCCATAAGCCTTTGCCAGGATTTATCTTTCTTTTAATTAAAAGAACATGACCATGATGACAAATAACACTATCCACTGTAACAAATGTTGGTGGAAATGGTACTGACGCCCATTGACTCTTATAATTCTTTACATATTGATGTTCAGATTGAAGGGTTTTATGATCTGTAGTACCATTGTACAACTCCAAAAATGTTAGAGTACCCTTTGGTAGATAAGAGCGAACAGACTCTAATGTAAATTCTTTTCCAAAAATACTTTCACGTATGTCCGTTGCGTGGACTGTTGCAGGGAATGTAACCTCTGCCTCTCGATATGTCCACTGGGGAAACAAATCTAAATAATAAGAAGAGTCATCACTCTTACAACCTACCAATGCAATCTTTGGTTCATAATTTTTTGTCCATTTTGCATCAATAGCTTCAGATACTTTATGTTGTACCTGAGAAATCCAAACCTTATCATTGTAAAGGTAATCATTAATTTCAATAGTTGTAAATGGAAAGTCAAGCGAATTATTCAACATCGCTTTTCTTTGCTCAGGATTAAAAGGATTCCTGATATTCATCGAAGAATTGCATGATCCCAATAATACAATAACATTATGAGCAATTTCATTTGCAGTGTTTAAAATATCTACATGCCCCAAATGTAGAGGTTGAAATCTACCAATAACAATAGCAAAGTCGTAATTCTTAAATTTTCCGTCCATATAATCCTCCTTGGATATTTGTTTCGAAGCTACCTGCCTCTAGTTATATAACGAAGATTTAGTGGTTTGTACTTTTTTATATTAAGCGCGTGAGTTGCACGTGCTTAATAATTCTCTTCTTTATCAAAAAACTCTTTATCCTTTTGTTTTTTTCTTTTATCTTTTTTGTTTTTATGTGCGCCCCCCGAATGACGTTTTGCTTTCATCATGGAGATTGCTGTATAGTTACGTACTGACATACTATCCTTAGTATAATCACGCCACCGCGGTGTCAAGGCGATGGGGTGTGGTTACGAATCATTTGAAATTAAATGATTAGCTTTATATGCTCTATTATCGGTGTTATTTGTATCTTTTAAATAAACTTTTAATAACATATTTACATTTTCTTTTAAAGAAGATTTTACTCTTTTAAATTCATCATTTAATTTATATAATGCCCTATCAAATGCGGGTGGTCTATCAAATAATAATGAAGACAATACATTTATATAAGAAATAATAATTGACTTTTCAATCTCAACATACGCATTATCTATTGAGTGATAAATGTTTATGATATCATTAAAATGAGTTTCATATTTTTCTTTTAATTTTGGTAATTTTGTAGATAAATCTTCTGATAGTGGCACAGAACATATGGCATTGACAAGAAAGCTAAGTATAAAAGTGCAATTATCAGAATTTAAATAATCAAACAATTTATAAACATCTTCATTTAAAAGACAGTATAACAATGTTTTCTTGTACATTGGGTATATGTAATTTGATTCTTTGCATATATCCAACACATAAAGACTTATTGTTTTTCTTTCTTCATTAGATAAAAGCCTTATACTTTCCTGATAATCATATGAATATAAAACATCAGAATTAGAATTTTCAATTGCCAACAACATATCGTTCAAAGATATTCTTGTTGAAGTGATTGGTTCAAACATAATTCCTCATCTTGTTCTTGAATATTATTTATTTCTTTTTTTGCTTGTAGACTTTCAACTACAACTCTGATTTCGGATTCTTTTTCTTTTTGAAATTGATCCATAACAACATCTATGAAAATGTTTTCCAATTTAGCAATTGATGAAACAAGCATTTCATAAGAAATATTTTCTAGATATTCATTTTCAGATAATGCAAGCATTGTTACACCAACTGCTGATTGAAGAATTATTTCACCAGCTTTGCTGTTCATAATTTCTTCCGAGATATTGCCGTATTTCTCTAAAATCGCAATAAGGGTATGCTTTATAACCTGAGAAATGGTTTCCACGGATATTTTGTAACCGGACTTTACCAATATTCTTTTAAATCTATCAAGATTTGGCTCTCTTGTTAAATCATTCATATCATAATCATCAGTTTCTATATCATGATCATTTGATGTAGATTCATCCAACTCTTCTGAATAATATTCTTCTGCATCAATGCTATTTACATTTAAATATCTACCAGAAATATTATTTACATTTAAATGTTCATCAGAAATAGAGTCTAATAAATACATGAATTCGTTTTTTCTTTGTTCTGATATTGAATCAATGTGTTTGATTTGTGTTTTTAATGAAATAATTGTCGCCAAAAACCCATCAATATATTGATTATTTGTTTTGTCAATATTATTTACAGTCTCATTTGCAAGTTCTGCTTTAATAATTTTTAGATATTTATTTTTTTCATTTTTTGGTAGTGAATCAATTAATTTGATTATAGATTCAGATTCTTCCTTCATTGAATCAACATGCTCTGATAATTCTTTGGCAGAAAAACCTTTAATAACATCCTTCACCTGCTGCACTGACTCATTTTTAAATTCTTTATAAATGCCTTTACCCTTACTTTCACTTTCTTTCGGGTCAAATCCTTTAATCATTTCAATATAATTATCCAAACCTGTTTTTGGAATTTGTTTTAAAAATGATGATTGTATATTTTGCGAAAGATCATGGCTTGATATCTTTCTGATATTTCCAAGTTTTGTATCTCGTTCGGAAATTATTTCTTTAAGTTGCTCTTGTGCAGGACTTTGTCCTTGTACCCCACCTATTCCGAGTGTTTTATTATATTGTTCTTTCATCATTGCCTGCGATTTCTTTTGGAATAATTCATCCAATAAATTATTGGATTCTTTTATATATTCCGTGTTGTTTATTAGTGGGTATTTATTTTCTACATATTTAAAATCCATTGGATTAAAATGAATACCATTTACAAACCATTTTTGAGTACCATCTCCTTTTATAACAGCAGGTCCATCTTCTCGATGAAGATGCCCATTTTTATAAAAGTATGTTGAATAATCATCAACAACTCGTATAATACCCGTAAATTCATGTGATGCTTCAAAAACATCATTTGTAGATCCAGCAAATTTTAATACATATTCATTTTTATCAAATATATCTTGTGCTTGTTGTTTTAACTTATCTGATAATTCTTTTTCTTTTTTTGTTGAATCAACTTTTTCTTTAACCATCTCATTATAATAATCTACATCTGTTTTGGGATTATTAAGTTCTTCAAACATTTTCTTTAGATCATTATTTATTTGATCAAATGATTCTTTCATTTCACTTAAAGATCCTGATATTTTCTTTACATCTTCTTTGAGTAATTCATTACTTTGTTTTGACAATTTAGAAAATTCTTTATCAGAGATTTCTTTACTATCATTTGTTTTTATTTTATTTTTTAAATTAATATAATTTTCAAAGTCAATTTCATCGAGCATAAAGCCATTTATCCAATATTCTTTTTCGTCTTTATTTTCGACAGCGGGTCCATCTTCCCTATGTAGTTTATCATTTATAAACCAAGCTTTATAATTACCTTCTTCTATAGCAGGTCCATCTTCCCGATGCAACTTGCCATCTTTATAATAACGAATATCACCAGTGTGTGTTATTTTACAAGAACCTGTAAAATTTAATGGTATATTATTTAGTTTCTCAAACTCTACAATCATATTTGATACTTTTTGTTTAAATTCTTCTTCTGAATACTTTATACCTTCAATAAACCAAGAGTTATTTCCATTAGGGTACTCAATAGCTGGACCATCTTCTCGATGAAGATGACCATTTTGATACCATTCTTTAACACCATCTTCATATTCAGCGGCAGGACCATCTTCCCGATGAGTTTTACCATTTAAATACCATAATTTGACGCCATCTTCATATTCAACAGCAGGTCCATCTTCCCGATGCAACTTGCCATCTTTATAA